GTAACTTGGAGTATTTTTGAGACTTCTTCTGGTCTAAGATATTTTTCATTCATATTTTATTTTAGAATTCATTCTTTTAGATCATTTCTTATTTTTGTAAAATTATGTTCAACTGTTGAAATCCCATGTAGGTGTAGAAATAAGTAGACGATGCATCACCACTACTAACTCTTTTCCATCCATTTGGTAATTTAGCACCGAAATACGGTTCTTCATTCAAATAAGTAGAAAAAGTTCTTTCCATTTATTATTTATCAATTTTTTAATTAAAAAAAAATCGATTTTTTATATCAACATTTGTAAAATATATTAATAATGCAGCAAAAGACGCTTATCAAATATGATACAGATAAGTATATTGACGAAAATCTGTGTGTAACATATGAGTTTACACTTGCAGCTGTATTTAAAATAGAATATATTTCTAGGAATACAATTACAATATTTCGTTTAAATCTAAACGGAAAATATCTTGGATCTCGATTAAATTGGGTTGATGAACCTACAGATGAAACACTGATAATTTATCATAATAATCAACTTTCAACTATAAATTCAAAGGTATTATTACTAGATGACAGATTGTCATGTAGTGAAGATTGTGACAATATTTTTTTTACACCATGTTATCTAGAAAATGGATTAGTAATGAATCTAGTGGATAAAGGTATTTCAAGTATTATGGGTAATAAAGATTTATTAATTCAAGCAAGAGATGTTATACATAAAATCCCGAGTCCAAGAGTTTCCAATCTTTTAGAATTAAATGAGACATTATTTGATAATATATTGAAAGACCCTGTATTACATATGTTTCTCAAGTCAATTTATCCAAAAGGCTATCATTGTACAACTTATTCTTCAAATACATTACGAAAGAATGAAGATTATACAGGTTGGCATTGTGATTATCCATATCATGATATAAAAGCTCCATATCCACAAGAAACTTTAGGCGTTCAAGTTATATGGACTTTAGATGATTTTACTAATGAAAATGGAGCAACACATTATGTACCTGAATCATATAAAAAAAGGTGTTTCCCTTATAATATAGACAAAGAAAATGTAGAAAGAATTACAGCACCTTTTGGTACTCTAATAATTTATTTAGCAAAAACATGGCATACACAAGGAATTAATACAACTGATAAAGAAAGAAGCGCTTTGCTTGCAAATTTTTCACCATTATTTGTACCAATAAAGTCATAATCAACTTGGTGAAAATATTTTCTTTAATATATTAAAGAAAATATAACTGTGATACTAAGATTCATTGTACATAATTAGTACAAATCAAAAATTTATATTTATGTGGAACCTAGCATTAAAAATGAAACATCCTCTGCCCTACTATGTGCATAATTATCTTTATTCAAGAATTCGTATATTTTGTCTAGAGAGAAAAGTAAAATTCTACATTTATCATCATTATCTCCATATGATAATATTACTTCTCTAGTTGTATTATTAAAAGTAAGACCTGAAGGAAAACATAAAGTTCCTGTAGAAGGAGGTATAAACATAGGAGAACAACTTACTATATTACCATTATTCATATCAAATGAATATAAGAACATTAGATATACATATGTTGTATGAAAAGTCTTTCCAAGAGATACCATTTGATTATGAAAAGCTAATAATGGTGATCCAGCTGGATAAATTCCCATATCTTTATACTCATATTTTATATGACCTACTCCCGTATAAATATGATTCTGATCTGTAATTTGCACAGTGGGTGTAGTTACTGATACGTGAAATGTGTGGCGACCTGACAACATATTATAGTAATGAGATAATCTATTAAAAATATTATTTGCATCTCCACTTTGTGTATAAGCAACACAATCAACTGTAGTTCCTGTAGCATTCACAGTAAACATATCATGAGTTGGAGAAAGTCCATATGAAAAACGGACATTGTTTCCAGGAAGCAATGAAAAAGACCAATTTTTTTCTGTGGCATTTGAAATATTAGGGCAAAGTACAGTGTCTTGACCCATATGAATAGTAACGGGATCTGATGCATTTGCGGAAGGTACAAGTGTTATAATACGTGTATATATCAGATAGCATCCATTTCTTAAAGTTCTGCAATCTAAACCGTTTTTAATAATTTGGTCATGTTTCCAGTCGTTATACGAAAGTAAAAATCTATTAGCATCTAATTTTAATAATCTCGCATCTTGCCCTGAAATATTTTGTATTATGTTGTGTGATATATCTATAGTGATTGAATTAATAACGGTCATTCTACCTGTACTAGCTTCAATTCTTAATACAACCATCTTTGTATTATCAAAACCTCCACCTACTCCCCATTGCCAAAATAAATCACGACAATTACCTCCACCTAGCCAAGGATGATTTGGATCTTGTTCTGTATTTATTGAATAATCATAAGCAACACCTCCGCTAGCACCCTTTTGAAATAAATGAGGATATCTTACAAATTCTCTAAAAGAACATAAATACTCATTATCTCTCCAATGAGCAATTGATGGATTAAAAGGATAAACATTCGCTGGAATAGGTAATATTCTTGTAAAATCTACTTGAGCTGTCATTTATAATTATAATAAAATAAAAAATTAATTATTTTCTTTGGTTTTAATTATTTTTTTTGGTTTGTACAACAAAATTTCTTCTTCATCATATTCTCTGTACATTGGAAAATTATATTCAGCTAGTGATTTAAGATGTCTACTTACTTGCTTATAAGGAGGTCTCATAAGTGTTTTAATATCTTGTGTAAACTCTTTGAGATCGCTTTGTCTTTGAATTTTATATAATGTATCAGATATTTTTTCAATAACGCGATATAAAATACTTGGTGATAACTTTATAACAACAAAGTCATTTATTTCAAATCCTTTCTTAGATAGAGGCTAGCAACAGTTGCTCTTAATTGTATGAATTAGTAAGAATATTCTTTTTTTTAAAAAAGAATATTTAATTTGTACGTTTTTTAACCAAAAATTATTTTAATTACATATAAATTATTAATTTTTTGAAATAAATTTACATTTAAAGATTACCTTCTTATAAGTAAGAAGTATATTACGGCGAGGCGTAGCCGATAAGGGCGTAGTGACAGGATGACAACCAAATCTTTTCGCAAACCCTAAAAAATACCATTTTTACTAGAAATTTACCTATATCTTCTTTGGAGATTATTTTTCTAGCCTCGATTTACTTCTTACCATGGAGCTACACATGGTTTAGAAGCCCCTTTACGGGGCTGGATTCATATAATTTTGCATGAATCTAGTAGCGGTTTACTATCGTAATCTATTAATAATTTTTTTTGAAAAAGTATTTATTGACCACTCGTTAAGGTTAACTTTGTATGTTTTATCTTTAGGAAGAGGATTAAATCGTGACCATCGATAGTACGTGTCATGAGATGCACCAAACATAGGGGGAATTTGACCGCTTGGTAGAAGCATTACATCCTGTCTCTTTATTCTATCTCTAATATCCCGATGTATGCATTCTTTTGATGTTGTAGTCCTCCATCCAGTAAAAATACGCATCATATTTTCAACTCCGCCTGTTGGTTGAGAGACTACTTCGTGTATAATGTATTGAGGAAAAATAATAATGTTACCAGGTGGAACTATAAATTTATGACGATACTCAGATATAGAGTCTATTTGATCAGACGGAATAGTTGCAAATCCGGCTTTTAACTTTTTCTGACTGATAGAAAGATGTGAGCCAGGAATACAAGAAAAATATTGGTCTGACATGTCTAAATTTAACCATCCTCCAAAAATTTCGTCATTTTCCTCAATATTTTCAGGTGGTATCATGTCCCTATGCCAAGACTCTGCAGAAGGAGCTTGTCCAACATTTCTGTACATCATTCGATCAAAATAACATTTCTAATTTGGTTTTTGATCTAAGTTCTTTATTCTCGTAATTATCTATCAGTTCTCTAAACAAAAGGAATAAACAGCTTTTCTACATCTTTTTCTAATGTTTCGAACTAAATCATTGTGAAACGATGCCGGATTTCCTAATGCTCCAAAACCTCCTAGTACATATAAAAGTTGATTTCCTTTGCTATCTTTATCTGGATTCTCTGGACTTCTTATATATTCCGGAAAATTGCGGAGAGTATTAATAAACTCTTTCCTGATACCAGGAATTTCTTCTTTCTTTATAACAGGAATTATGACAACTCCTAAGCGTTTTAAATAATCATAGCTTTTCATATTTCGGGTTTCTTCTCCTGTAAACATTCTAAAAATCTGTTTCCTTTTGGTATCTTTATCAACAATTTTTCCTGATGAATCAACATAAACTATATTTCCATACTTTTTGGTGTTAACTACAAATGAGCTAGGTAATTCTTTTATCTCGTCATAATAATTTAATACTACTTTTGCAGCAGGTTGATTTCCCATTCAGTTTTGCCAGTTCTTCTATTTCTATAATAGTATTTACCAGAAGAACTTTTTTCTTGTTCAAAAGATTCCATTTATTATTTACAAATTATTTAAAAATAGATTTGATTTTAAATAAACAATAAATGTATATTGATAATAATGCTATTTGCTGTTCAAAATAAAATTATGAAATTCATAAAGTCTTTTTTCAGGAATTATGGATTAGTCAAGTTGCAGAATGATAATTTTGTTACAAAAACAATTGTGAACAAGAAAAAGTGTTATAAAATTAAAAAGAACCGATCAAAATACAATGTTGTGTCTCTGCATAAAAGTCTAAAGACTCTACAAATTCCACTTGTTTTTATTCAAGATAAACCATCGATAAAACTTTACAAAGAGTCTCACGACAAAGAGGAGTCTGATTTTGGTCCATATCTAAGATACATGTATCAAATGTCTTGATTTACTATCAGGTTCTAATTGATCGAATTCAGAATTATCTCTACAAAACTCTTTCATCATTTAGACAATTCTCATACTCAAAAAATTATCACTTGAAAAAGTGTTAAAAAATCATGTTTTTTATTTAGTTATCCAAATATTACATAAATTACCATTTATTAAAACTTTTGCTAGATTATTTGATAAGTAAATTAGTTTTTAATTAATTTTATAAATAACTATAATAAATGAAAAATCAAAGATTAATTATTATAGTTTCAAGTATTATTATTGGTTTTATACTTATTGGAATATTAACAGGATTTTTAATTAAATCTAATAATAAAGGTGATAATGAAGGTTATAATAATGATAATGGTGATATTTTTAAAGAAATTCCGTTCAAATATAAACTTCCTATAGCCAAAATGGGTGATTGCCCTCTAATAAATTCTAAGCCTTCTGATACTGCACCTCAATGTCCAATTGCTTTAAATTATCCAGAAACAGTAAACCAATTTGGTATGTGGCCAGTAGATCCTCTAACAGATAAAAGTCAATCGATGTGTATTTCTACCGACAGTGGATGTTTAACTAAATATTCATATGTTAAACCAAAATGGAATTGGATTATTGGTACTTGTAAAGGAAAATCATGCAGCGGATTTGATTCAGGAAGTAAAGATTACAACTATTATACAGATGCAAAAAATCATGGTACAGATTTGATAGTCAATTATGTTGGATCTTATCAATATGATCAGGAAAACAATACATGGGTATGTCAACAAGATAGTTCTTTCAATATGGATGGTAAACATCCTCCACAAGATATAATGAAAAATGATCAAAATTGGTTACCTGGACCTTTACCAGGTGGTTCAGCTAATTGGGGTGCTGGATATTACCCAGCCGGTCGTTCTGGAGTTGGCGCTCCCGCATTTGCATTTATTATTTCGGTTGAAAAAATATTTAATGTCGCCTGGTATATTCTAAATCAATCAACTTTAGATAGAGGTCCTATTAATGATATAACAAAAGATGCTCTGATTACATCAGGCCTTAGTCAAAATGATGCAGATGGAGTTATTGCAGCTGGTAATACTTGGGGACCTGAAGCTCGATCAGGAGAATGGGATATTCTTGAAAGCACAATGATTGATGGAGAAAACCCAGATAATACTGATTATTTGAAATTATATGCAAATACAGATTTAAATGATGGTTCTAACGGCATTTGCTTACATCATGGAAGAGGTACTAATTATAAACAATCAGGTGGGTGGTATTCAAAAAAATATTTTATTAGTGATAATTATATGAATAATGAAAGTAATCCTCGTGTATTCTTTACTATAATGGATGCAAATGGAACTACAGTATTTCAAATTCCAACATATGACGGATCTCCAGAATATTGGAAAGGTATTGGTAGAAAGAGTGCTGCTATGACTATTCCTGGAAAATTTAGTCGTTCCGCTCCTGTAACGGGTGCTTGTTCAGATCCTAAACAATTCTGTGCAACTTTTATGCCTTCTTGTTCTGCTAAAACGCAAGATGATGCATTAGATATAGAAAAATACGGCTGTTCTCCTAATGGTGTTTATCAATGGTGTGGAAATTTTATTGCTGAAAAACTAGTAAGCACACATAATGTTTGGGGAAAAACAAAAGCCTTTGGTGCAATGGAGTGGACTACTGAAATGGAAACATTCTGATATTATTCTTTAAAATCACACATATTTTAGTGTGTGATTTTATTTAAATAGTGGCTTTTTCTAACATTTCTTGCGACAAGATGGAGGTTTTTGAGTAACTATTTTTAAGTTACTAATCATTTCAGATATGTCATTATTCATGTTAAGTTCTTCAGCAAACTTGATCATTTCTTCATGAAGAGTATTTGTCAAATTAATGTTCACAATAGACTCAACTAGATCACAGACATCTGGTATTTTCTCTACAAAACCTATAAATCCGCAAGAAGCACAAGTTAATTCAGAACCTTGATACTCTTCAAAAAGGTCTTGTCCATGACAATTTAAGCATCGTTGATTTGACGTCATACTACAGTCTTTCTACAAAATCGTTATAAAAATTCAATTGTAAGAGAAAGTCATATCTTCACTATACAGCTTAATTATCAAGATTTATTATTATCTTAATTTAGTTTTCAAAATATTTATTAAATTTATATATTATAAATGGAATATAAAGCTAATATTGAAAAGACTACAGTTAATAACAAATTTTATCGTAAAGTATTACATACTACTAAAAATATGCAACTTGTTGTTATGATGCTTAAACCACACGAAGAGATTGGTATGGAGCGTCATAAAGATTCAAGTCAATTTATTAGAATTGAATCAGGTAGAGCCAAAGCTATCATTAACGATAAACAGTATTATTTAAAAGATGGAGATGCTGTTATTATACCACCAAACTCTTATCATAATATAATAGCTACTGGAGATGAAGATTTACATCTCTATACTGTTTATACACCACCAACTCATTCAAAAAATACTAAACAAAAAAATAAACACTCCTTGACATATTAAAACATTTATTACTCGTTTTATCTCTTTTAGTGCATTTGTAATTAAAAAATTTTATATAAACAAAATCACGATTATTAACAACTAAATAGAAACATGCCTCGAGAAAATATTCATCTTAACCGGGAGTAATAGTTGGTATAAATAGAGACTAAAAATAATTTTTATTAAAAAGTATCTTTAGCACAACTACCTTTAGAATAAGGAATTGTTCCTCTGACTCTATGGTAACCTGTCCAGCATATACTTCTCTTGGGTGACCTCCTCTTTGGTAACCTCCTCTTTGGAGACCTTGTCTTGGGTGACCTCCTCTTTGGAGACCTTGTCTTGGGTGACCTTGTCTTGGGTGACTTTCTCTTTGGTGACCTCCTCTTTGGAGACCTTGTCTTGGGTGACCTTCTCTTGGGTGACATCCTCTTTGGTGACATCCTATTTGGTGACCTTCTCTTGGGTGACCTTGTCTTGGGTGACTTTCTCTTTGGTGACCTTCTCTTGGGTGACATCCTCTTTGCTGACCTTTTCGTGGTCAACATAAATTTATTTATAATCATTATAAAATTAATATTTTAATATTTATAAATGAAGAACGAAGATGAAAAAATTAAAAGACAAGCATTGTCTATTTCATCAAAATTAAATGTTTATAATCCATGTGAAATAAAAACGAAGTACATCTATCTACTAGATAAAGTTTCTGAACCTATATTAAAATATATTTTAAGTAAAAATTTTATCAAAGGCGCAGACATGAAAGCTGTCCTTTGCTTATTTGATACTCTTTTTTTATCATTATCTCCTAAAAAAGAAAACGGTATTTATGTTTTAACAAAAGACATAAAAAAGTATATAGACAAATTGGATGTATTAACAACCGGTGCTGATGGAATTGTATATAATGCTACTTTTTTTTCAGATATTGAATTAGTTATTAAATTATCAATCAACGAAGAAGACAAAGGAGAAGAACACGAACTAGAAGATGAAGAAGAAAAACAAGAAGAAATTAAAAAGAAAAGGGAAATGATGATTAGAGAATATTATATTGGTATTAAAGCTATGAATAAATTACGATATATAGTTCCTAATTTTGTTTACACTCTAGGATGTTTTATGTGCGATAAACCTTCTGATAGTAATCCTTTAGAAAATTTATGTGAAAATGTGTCTGGTACAACAAGCCCTTTTATAGTATACGAAAAAATACCAGGACATAAGGACATCAAGACAGTTGGAGATTTAATTGATAATAAATTAAGTTTTAATAAATGGTTAGTTATTTTCTTTCAATTACTATTAGCTTTAGAGGTTGCACAAAGAGAAGTTGGATTCACTCATTTTGATTTACATTTTGATAATGTTATGATTCGTAAACAAGAAAATTTTGAATACTCTGTACCATTGGATATGTCTACATATACAATAAAAAATCCAGAATTTATTCCTGTAATTATTGATTTTGGACGTTCGACATGCAATATTGAGAATGAAACTATTGGTACGTATGCTTTTGAAGAATTAGGGATACTAAATCATATGGTTCCTGGTCAAGATATGTATACGTTTATGTCTTATTGCTGTGATAAAGCAACTAATAACACAAATGTTACTGATATAGATTTAAGAAAGAAAATTGCTTTATTATTTGAAAATTTTTACGAACAAGATGATCCATACCCTATTAAGATAGGAACTAGAATAAATCGTGCAAAAGAAACACAAGAATATGTAGGAATAGGCAAACTTAATTCTATAGTATATAATTTTAAAAAGATACCTGTAACTCCTATAGCTCAATATACACCTCTTATGTTTATGAAATGGCTATTAGATAAATATCCTGAAGTTCTAAGCCCGTATATTGTTGTTACCAAACGTAAGATGTATAAACCGATTCAGTATTCAGTAATGATAAAAAAATATAATGATATATTTAATTATGTAGAAAAAGGAATAGATAAAGCAACTAGTATATTGATATCTAGATCTATTGGTACAAAACAAAGTTATCTTATAACTAAATACATGTGTAACTTATTAGAAAGATACAACAAAGATTTACAGTCACAATCTTTACAGACAAAAATAGAAGAAGTAAATACTTTTTTACTATATAATAAAGGTACACTAATATCTTTCGATATTTTTATGCTTGAAAAAGTTTTTGATATTAAAATACCATCTCAGGAAGACCTCGACACGTGTGTAAGTGATGTATTATATCTAAATATATATGCTCCGTCTCCATATGAAACAAGAATTTTTGTAGTGGGTAACTACGGTCAGTTTGCAGGAAACCCTCATAATTATAAATTTGATTTAATACCAATAAAAGTTGCAACTCAAAAACTTTATGATATTTTACGTTATGAGGATGAATTAAAAATATACCTCCAATTTTATTTTACTATTTTAGATTTAAATTTAGAGGATGAGTTTAATGATTGGTTAAATCGATTTGAAAAGTCTAAGATTTATTATTTTTATACCAAAAATATTCTCACAAATGAACAAGCGCGCAGATGGGCAAAAACTTTACTTGTTTCTTCTAAAAATGACGAAGAATAGACTAAAAATCTATATCTTCTATTCGTAATACTATTATAAAATTTATATCTCAAATTTTATATTAAAAGTTTAATTTTACACAATATAATGAGTAACTGTCATATCTATTTTTACTCAATAAAATACGTAATATTGATTTCATTATTGATAATGTTTACTAAACCATAACAAAAATCTTATTTCACTACTTTAAGTCGACTGATTAAGACAAACTGTCTCCTAACTTTTGAAATGTTTCAGTAAGAATAGATCAACTTTTGTTGCGCTTTATGGTATACTGGTCTCTAATATTCCCAATATATTTGGTGCCGCTACTAGATTCATACAAATTCGTATGAAATCCAACTTTCGAAAGAGCTCTTAACACATGTGTAGCTGAATGGAAATATAAAAATATAACATTTTTCACTATGCACTTGATAAAAATGTTTCTCGTGTCATTTATGTCTCGATCAATTACCAGGTTGAAAAACTAGAACACTTATATACTTCTATAATCAGGGTTAAAAGTTGTGACAAACTTTTTCAGATAAAGAATATATAAAAACAATTTCTATACGCTCAAAGCAACTATCTCCTTTGAAAATGATCCATCATCAATGTCACGTATTTCTTGCGTTTTCTTTGTTAGAATAGCCATCTTGATATTACTAATCTCAACAACATCATTATTATTTCCTTTAGAACTTGATATAAGATCCATTAGACGATGACATTCATCCGTTGATAACTCGGCTGTCTTCTTTAATATAGGCTCTTTTATAGCATTCTTTAATTTTCTAGCTTTAATATCTTTTTGAACAACCCCATCTTCATCTTTATATATAAAAACTTCTCTGTTACTATCAGTACATTGATAACTTTTGACTCCATCCTCGCTCTGTATGATATATTTAGTTGCAAATCTGGCGACTCCTTTAATACCATCCTCTATATGTTCAAGTTTAAAATTTTCTTCCACCTTATCTTGTATAACCTCTGGACGCCAGTCAGATATTATTAAATTCTGAGTCTTTGTGGTTGTTTTAGTGTTACCAATATTAGTGTTTATGTTATTATGTGTAGGTTTAGAAGCTAAAATGAACATTTTATCTTTGTAATCTTCTATTTCTATTTTCAAATCTTCAATAATTTTTTCGTGTTCAATACAAATTTTTGTTATTTTCTTTTCATATGTCGTGATAAGTTGTTTTTCACGAAGAAGAGATAATTCTAAATCTTTTTTACTTTGTTCAAATAGATGAAGCTGTTCTTGAATGACAGGAGTGTTTGCTTTACATATTTTTAAATGACTATGTAAAGACGATTTTACTGTAAACCTTGTGCCGCAAAAAAAACATAAGTGTTCTTCTGGAGGAGCTTTATTTTGTTTGGACAGACAATATTTTGCTGTATTCTGATGCTTTCTCAATGCTGCTTGTGTTTTTAGAACCTGTTTACAATATTCACATTCCATTTATTGTAAACAAAACATTTATTTATATTAATTTAGAATTTTATGGATTTTCCAATAAATTCTAGAAAAAAATAGATTTGTATTTCATTTTATCTGAACATTTCATACTATTTATTTTTTTCACTCAAACACAAAAATTGAGAGAGAGAGGAAATATTTTTCGGCGCATTTTTCAAAAACAAATCATTTTTTCCTCCGCGCTTTTTATTTTGTGCAAAATCATTTTTGGAGTTCGGAAGAAATATTTTTTAACACTAAAAAATATAAAAATTTTATACTTACAGTATCATTTTTTGCAAAAAATATTTTGAAGTTCAGAAGAAAAAAGTTCGGGTGAGGAGGAAAACATTTTTCGTTTTCTAAATAATTTGAAAAATTCGTAGAAAATTTCCTTTGGATTATCTTTTTTATTTTGCTCCTCCTCCGAACTTTTTGAATTTTAGTTCTAAAGAAAGTTTTTTTGTTTAATATCAAAATTAAGAGGTAAAAATAAAAGAATTTGGTCTCTTTTATTTTATAAACTTGATATAGGATAGTGTTGTTTAATTGACAAAATCACACTCCCACATTTTAATTAAATTATAACTAGCATTTCTAATAGGTAATGCACGTTCCGTAGTTTTAGATGCTGTTTTTTTGACCTGTTATTTAAATAGCCAAAATCATTTTTGCAAAAATGAAAAGTTCAAGTAAGGAGGAAAATTCTTATAAAATTTTACTTTGATTATGTATTCGTAAAATTTTATATTAAAAAATTTAATTTATTCTCCATCGTAGCTCATAATAGCTCTTCTAAACCAAAGGTCAAAGTCTGTATCCGACACAAATTCTTTGAATTCTTCTGCAAGCTCTTCGCGAATTTTAGAAGCGTAAGTTCTGAAAAACAAACTAAAATTTCTACGATCTCCGTATCTAGAGCTTTTGATCATCATTTCATTGATGACAGATTCTGAAAAAATTTGAATGCAATTTTCTATCTTTTCTTCTCGGTCTTCTGATAGAAATTTTTTGACGACATCTCTAATAACAGGACGCTTCTTAAAATCAAGCTTAAATTGAAGCTCAATATCTTTTTTGAGCTCAATTCTCTCATCTCCGAGTAACCATAGTTCGACCACATCTTCGGCTCTTTCATTTCTGAAGATGCTATCAATATTTGCTATTTCCCTTGCCTTTGCGTTTAGCCTACCCATAAAATTTGAGATTATCTGATCTTCGAAAGAAATCCTAATATTAAAATCTTCATGTCCTGATAATATATTTACAAGGCGAGATGCAAAACCGGAAGAGCATGTTCCACTCATCTCTTCGAGCTCTTCGATCATTCTCTTATATAATTCAAACTTTATAATATTATCATCATCATTTCTGGTCTGAATATATGAATAAACTTTCAGAAGAATGGTCAAAAGACTATTGTTAAACTTAGAATATAAGGCTCTATCCATGAAAATTCTTTGCATAGAGAGTTTGATTTTTTGATTTTTATAATAAAATTTTTCACACTCTGTAGAACAAAAATTCTCTCCAACTGGAGAATCACAGTTTTCTCCTGGATGACGATCTTTCCGTATTTTTTCTAATTCTTGTTTTAACATTTTTTCAATATGAGCATTTACATAATTAAAATCAACAGGGTTCTTATCAACCATATATATTGGAAGCGAATTGAGAAATTCTAAAATCTCGGAGACCGATTCTTCAACGCTTTCTGTGTGAACGTTTTGTGCGTTTTCAAAAATCGTAAGTACATTACCGTTTACAACAGCAAGTTCCATAATAACTCGTCGACCAGCTTCTTTAAAAGCATCCGATCCGTAACGAAGTAATATATCTGCAGAATCTGCGCGAAGATTGTAGTCTAACTCTGCGTCATCAGCAAATTCCAAAACTTTTGTCTCAACCTTTGTTGTCTGATCTGAATCAAGAGAACATTTTTTAAGAAGATATTGACTTGAAAGATTACGATAATATACTGGATTTTTTTGGTGAAATAAGAAAGCGATTTGAGCTGATTTAATAAACCAATCTTTTTCACAAGGAATTTCCGGAAGAATTAAGAAGTGTAAAGACTTAACATCATCATATGAAAGTTTTCTAAAAGCAGATCGCCATTCTTTCCCTACCTTTATTTTTAGATACTCACAAATCTTAGCTTCGCCACTATCATAGGAGTATTCGTATAATTCTTCTTTCATTTCTTCAGCACCGACATTTTCGAGAGATAAAATAGTCATGTAACGAAATTCACATTCTATAGTATCTGCTCTGACAAATTCTTTAAAATAAAAGTCGGCTTCAGCCTTAAACTGATGTGATTTCATTAGAAGAAATATAGCTTCAACACGACACGGAGTTGGCATTTTAGAAAGATCTTGGCATACGTGATTTACTGCTTTGTATCCTAATATTTTACGTTCTTCGTTATTTATTCTAACCTCTTCCGCGCGATCTTCATCTCCGTATTCTTCATAATCTAAAAGAGATTTTGCAACTTCTAATTTAAGAAAAGATGATATAAGACAATTAGTACATATACGATAGAAAAATCTTTCTATAAGTTTACTTCCACTCAGTTGGTACATAGAGGAAAGCCTTCTCATTATTTCGATCGTATTATCTCCTTGTTGATCGTAGAAGAGTTCAAGAGCCTTTATACGATTTTCTAAAGAACGTGACATGTCCATAATATTTTCTTCAATATTATCAGTATCTTTATCGTCGGAGTCACTCACGTATTCTTTTTTTATTATTTCATCAACATCTGTTGTTGTCATTCGTTTTGTTCTAACAATATTTTAAACTTTAAAGCATAAAGAATATTGTTAGATTATTTTTTATAAAGGTGTAAATAAATGACTATGCCTATTCCATACCAAACATCTATATATAGTGACATATATGAAATACCTTATGCTTATATGGAACAACATAACTTAATTGAATTAATTCAGAAAAATTTTACAAGATGTATAAAAATTAAAGAACCATCAACATTTGAAAAAAGGCTGATAAAAACTTGCAAAGAAGAAACAGAACAGTTTATGAGAGGACAGAATGCTGATGTTATTTCTAAATTTAATAGATACCTTGAATTTTTAAAAAGCCAAAAGGACTTATTTGACGGAGACTCAGATATTTATGATTTTTCGTTTAATAAAAGTACAAGGGGATTTCAGGTAGAAATTAAAAGACGAATTCAAGAGACAACCACTAGAACAGACATACTTGGTGGATGTGTAAAAGATTTAGAAACTTCTATAATTTTTTACCCTATCATTTTTATGACAGCTCAAAATTATAAAGAAGTTATAGAAGAATTATATAAAAAACGTATAATAGAAGATAAGGAAGAGTTAATTAGAAGAATAGAATCTGTCAATTTTGAAATAGCTAAAGAACAGATCAAACTTGCTTATATGTCTCGAATAAACGAATTTAAGGTTCATCTTCAGGTTAAGCCAGAATATCAATTCTGGGTACTAGAGGTTCTGAATAACTTGATAAAATCATCAAACGATTTTAAAAACTGTGTAGACGCCATAAAAATGCACAATTTTTACGATGCAGTGATGTCAGAAAATATTAGATCTCCATCAATCGTAATTTATCTTTCAGGCAACAACCTTGTCCAAACGGACGACGAAAAATTTAAATGTCTTAGCACAGTTGTTGAGATCTTGTGGAAAACATTTGGAGATTATTCTAAAGATGTTGGACTTGATATGGCACCCAGATACAATCATACATGCGATGAACTTATTTATTGGTCAAATGGTCCTGGTGACATAAAGGTTAAGATGGTAGAAGACGGATTGATTGATGAGTTTTTTGATAAAGATCTCGAGTATTCTCAGTTAAATCCTATAAAAGAACATATGGTTTTTAAAAAAACTGAAGTTTAAAATTGAAGTTTAGAAGCAACTTCCTATAAAAAAAAGAAAATGGAAAACCGATTGAGCAAGTTTGAAAAGGTAAGAATATTAGGTCAAAGAGCTGAACAAATTTCCTTAGGTGCACCCCCAATGGTAGATATTTTTGGTTTATCAGATGCGCTTTCAATAGCAGAAAAAGAGTTTAGAGAGCGTAAAATTCCTTTTATAGTTGAACGCACATATCCAGATGGAAAGGTAAGAAAAATACCATTATCTGAAATGATATATTAAATTCTCGATATTATTTTTGAATATCGAGAAACTCAAGTGTTTTTAAATGTCTAAAACTCCTAGATCAAAGTTTACTACTGTTCCTCCATGATCTTGGTAAATTTTGCGACGCGTATTAAAATGCTTGCTGAGGAGGCTATAATTGTCAACCAAATCAATTATTATAGGTTTTACATCTTTTGTTCTAAAAACTCGACCGAGATACTGTACAAAATATTGTTCTAAATCTCCTGCCAATAACAATGCATCTAACTTTGGATGATCAAAACCAGTTCCACACTTACTGTTTGTGCCTACTAGAATACGACTAGAAATCTTATATTCTTGATTGCTGCCAAATAAAGACGTAACATCTTCACCTTCCTCTTCTAGACGCTTAAATAAATATTCTCCTTGTGCGACACGTTTTGTTAGAACCAGAAAATTTCGATTTGAATAGTATTTCAAAATTTTGATAATTAACTCGTTACGATCTATATCATTTGCTTGAGAATCCAATACAGCCCCCCAGTTAACTCTACCATTTCTAGCAAGTTCAATATTCGGTTTAAATCCGGTAGAAACTTTATAAGCAATGTGTTCTCTTGATAAAGTTCTTACAATTTTGTAGTTTCCGAAATAAAAATCAAGCAACTTATTTAAGCCATCTGGTCTGTATGGAGTAGCTGTTAAACCGATGAGGTATCTAGGGTGTACCCACTGAAGGCATCGAGATAATGTTTCAGCCATAATTAAATGAGCTTCATCGACAATCACTGTACCAATTTCAGAAAAGAATGATCTTCCCATTTTTTCCATGTTTTGAGCGTTTACAATGTAAAAATCACAGTCATCTTTCTTTGATTTTGACGTGATTTTTTGTACTGACGCGGAAGGACAGAAATTTTTAATACCTTCTTCCCATTGTTTTACTAATATTAATTTATTCACTATTATAAGAGTTTTAAGACCAATGTCACAAGCAAGTTTCATACTTGTTGAACTTTTACCAAAACCACAATACATAGATAATAAAATACTTCCAGTACTTGACAATCTTTCTATAGCTTCTTTTCGAACTTCTTTTTGTTCCGGTCTTAGAACTCCTTCGAATGAACACTCGTTTGCTGGAAGAGTATCTCTCAGTGGTCTTTTAATTTTTCCATTTAAAACACCGTATGAAAAGGGTAAAATAATATTTTCACCTTCAATTTCAAAAGGGTAGATATATTTTGCAGGCGCACCTCCAAATTTGCTTTCCATTTTTATTTCAAGTTCAGTGTTAATGTTTTTTCTAAAAGCCCATGGAATTGATTCAATATTTACGCAAATAGACATTTGATTTATTATTGTTGTTCTTTTAGACAAAATCATTTTATTCTTTCCGTACTTGAAAAATTGTTTTAATTAGGAGTTGAAGGATGATATGAATTCGGAGTAGAAGGAGTATATGAACTCGAAATTGGACTGAGCATATTGTAATTGGTTGTATTTCTTTTGATATGATACAAAAATATACCAACTAGTCCTGCTATTACAGCAATAAGTAAAATGCAAACTAATATTATATATAATTTTTTCTTACTTCCAGTTGCTTTATTTTTTCCAACTGTAGGTGGTTTATGTGTAAGTGGTTTATGTGTAGGTATAGGTATAGGTGTAGGTGTAGGTATAGGTATAGGTGGTGTAGGTGTAGGTATAGGTGGTGTAGGTGTAGGTATAGGTATAGGTGGTGTAGGTGTAGGTATAGGTGGTGTAGGTGTAGGTATAGGTGGTGTAGGTATAGGTGGTGTAGGTATAGGTGGTGTAGGTGTAGGTATAGGTGGTGTAGGTATAGGTGGTGTAGGTTGATCTTTACCATAATCCTTTGTTTCTGTAGAATAATATGATGATGGTTTACTTAGTTTTATAAATTTATCTTCAATTTGTTGAAAAGTCAAACTCTGTGGTGGTTTAGATGCTTTTATCATAACCATACCTCCTCCTATCATATTATTAATAAAAATAGTTTTATCAAATTGCACAACCTCATTATATGGATACATTGCCATTTTGAAATATCCACCATCGCCCCATTTTTCAGTCCAAGAATTTCGACAATACCAATAAGGTATATCTTTTTTAGAACCTTCATTATCAACTACAACATTTTTTTCTATTCCCCATCCAATTATAGCAATTGCATGAGAACCCATGTAATTTGTGTCATCTAATTGTTCTTCGTCAAAATTTATTTGACCACCTGTGTAATCTCCTTGTTCTAAATATACACCACCATTTACTTTGGTGAAAGCACCTGACATAAAATTTTTATATACCAAAAATCCTCCTTGTACAGGTCCATTATAATAAATATGTTTTTTTACTGTATTTGTAAAATCTTCTCCTATCAGCCCATCTGTTCCAATTGAAATTGATATAGGTGTATCTATAAAATAAAGGTAATGAGGTGATCTAGAATCGTAACATGCACGTTTAGTAGTTGGTATCAGATCTGATAAATTTACATTTTGATTTTGAAAATGTCCTGTAGCTTTTCCATTACATGCTTCATTTTCAGAACACCAAGAGTAATCTACACAGTTGTTAGTTGCAATACCATTTTCCGAAATATCTTGATAAAGTATGCCGGGATTACCTCCTTGACATTTATTTTGTGGATAAGTTGTCAGACACCAAGTAGTAGAAAGATTAGGTTTCCAATTGACTGTGCCAGAGACAACGTGATTATCTGCGACAATTCCGGCTGCTGATATCGCCCAACAGATTACTTTTTCTGTATAAAACAAAAATATTTTTATATAATAAACTAATATTTTTATTTAATTTAGAAATGTTTTTACTATTTAACCATTCCTTTTATACAATAAAATAGTATATTTCAATAATAAAAGACTTTTTACTATTATTGAACTAGTCGTCTAATAAATTTATTCAAACATTTTCCAAATAATTTAGTGTCCAATTTCGATCCGAACGGAATATTGAGATCTAAAGATTTCATTTTTTGATCCAAAAATGAAAGGGATTATATATAAAATTATATGCCCCGATGGATATTTTTATTTTGATTGTACATTGTCTTCACTTTCCAAAAGAAAAAATGCTCATAAAGTATCTTTTAAAACACTAGGTGATAATAATACTCAAAAAAAATTGTATGAACATTTGAGACTTTTTAACTGGGATGATTTAAAATTTGAGTGTGTAGAAGAGTGTGATTGTAATGATAAAAAAGAACTTTATACGAGAAAAGAATTTTACATATTTGAAAACAAAAACGAACCAAAATGCTTAAATTCAAATTCTACTCTTTCAGAATCAAGTATTAAACAGATGAATGGTATTTTAGAACTAAAAAATCAAAATATTGAACTACAACTAAAACTATTACAAACACAAACACCTGTACAAGAAAAACAGCACGAACACGAGTCAATAGTGCGTTCAGTACAAGAAGAAAAAGTACCAGTTTTTATATTTGAAACTGACGATTTTATACAATTAAAACATTATATTCGACAACTAGCAGATCAGAAAAAAATACAACCTGGTCATTTAAACATGGCATTTGACTTGTTATCACAAGTCTTATATAGAATGTACTCTCAAACATCAATACAAACACTTATTAAAAGATCTGTATTACCAAAAGAAAGTATTATTTTTTCTTCTCACATGAATCAATCTTATTTAGATGCTGGTTGGACTAGACGAACTACAACTACAATTATTCATACTCTTAAAAAAATACTAAACGAAACTTCTATAGACAAAGATTTTGTAAACTTAATTACTCTTGACAATCCAAAAGTAAAAGCAAAAAACGATGATTGGCATATCCTTCCACTGGCATACAAAAATCTATCTGAAAATGATCCGATAAAAATAAAAGTTTTAAAATGGGTGGATACAATAAAGAATAATACTAAAAATAAATCAACTGCAAGTATTAGAAACATTATGTATTTTATTCTTGGAAAGTTTATATCACAGTTAGGAGTGTCTATAGAGGATTCAGATGAAGTATTAATTAAAATAATTAAAACTAAAATAACACAACAATTTTTATCATCTTTTGATAATAAGAAACAACTTACATGGATAAAAATGTTTCTAAACTACGTGTTAAAAATAGAAATAGAACCAGAATTGTTAAAAAGTTCTGAGTCTGTAAATGTTAAAACACTTATTGAAGAAGATTCTCATGATAAACATTTAATTTCTGTAGAAGAACTCGAGATAATATATCAGCATTCAAAAGAAGCTGGTATTATGATAGAATTAATTTTTATGCTTTTACTTACTACAGGAATGAGAGTCGGTGGTCTAGTCAATATAAAAACAGAAAACGTTCTGACTTATATAGGAGACACAATAGATATAAAAAATAATGGGCGTACAATAGAAAAAGGAAATAAATGGTTTAGTTTTGTTTTAAATACCAAGGTAAAAGAACTTATATACAAATGGGTTACAAGTGAGAGAAAATCTGTTAACTCTGAGTATTTATTTCCTTCTAGAAATGGAACTAGACCAAATATAACAACTGGTACTGTCAGAAAAATGTTCAACAGTGTATGCAAAGATTCAGGCCTTAAGGGAACTCATTTGCATCCGCATGCGTTACGTCATAGCTATGCACACATACTTTTGAACTCTGGAAACTCTGTTGATATTGTGTCAAAACTTTTGGGTCATTCTAGTTCGTCAACAACAGAAAAATTTTACTTGAAAGAGACAGCTTCTGATGTTGCAGAAAGAGCTAATATTCCTTGGCTTGATAAATCACTCACGTGTAAAAAAGTTGTACCCGATTTTCTAAAATGCGCAACACAACCTGAACCTACCAAAGACAGAATAGCAAAGAAAAGAATGAAAAATATGTCAAAATTAGATATATTTAAACCAAAAATTACTATGAATACTATACATGAGAATTAAACTTCTAAACTTTTTATCACATAATCTTATTTGTAGAAATAAGATTAATCCAAAATAGATTTTTACATTTTCAATATGTAATTACTACTACATTAGGTGTAAGAGGATCTTGATTATTTTTTAAAGGGCAGATCATTGTTCCCCAATGATCATCGTACGCTTGGCAATAAGTTGTACAAGTATCAGTGTGACAACTTTCACAGAATCTTTGAACAACAGAAGATGACCAAGAATCTTTATTACCTTTTCCATTATCAGTTCTACAAGAGCCGTCCAGTGACACAGGACAGTCTCCCTTAGGTTTTTGTATATCGTAGTTACACATTCTTAATCTATCAGATATTGAACCAAAATTATTTTGACATTCTGGTTGATATTTGTTCCAAATCGGATCTTTACTTATTCCTTCTGGAAGTCCACCACTAGTCCAATCAATCCAATTATCGTTATCATTTAACCTTAACCCACCAGCGTTTAATAGTTCGCAAGATCCTCCTTGAAGATCCATTCCCATATATTGTAATTTACCATTTACCTCTGTGCAATAATTATTATCTGGTACACATCCTTTTGTATTCCAAGTTGTTCCATGAGGATCTGTAAACGTAAATTTTGCATCTAAATCACCCCCCCATAAAGATTTAAAATCAAAATTATGATTGTTAATGTTCTTAACATAGTATTGACATGCGATTCCTGGTTGTACACAATTATAAGGTAATCCGTCTTTATCTCTTTTGATTTGATATGTATTATCATCAATTTGAGGAAATTCACAATTTTGTCTATCATAATCACAGTACAAAAAATTTCTCTTGTTGTCACCACCATCAGCCGCAGGATACGTGCAGGTAAAATCATTTCCAGTTTTAGAATCATACATAGCTATATATAAAGGGTTAGATACACCATTAACAGAACTTAAATCAGTTGCGCTGTAAAGACCTGCTAAGTGTAGTTCTAATTGAGATTGTTGTCCTACTGCCAAGTTTGTATTAGAATTTGATTGACATTCTGGAAATAGTTGGTGATCAGGATAACCAGACTTCGTCGCTTCAGTATAAGAATCGTATTTTCTACCAATAAGATCAAAATATTTTCCAGTAAGTCCATAAGCAAAATATAAATTCTGAGATGCTATACATGATATAGCTCCTGTAGCATCATTATTACCATTACAAAAGTTAAGATATCCTGCTGGATCTAGTGGAATTTTTACAAGCCAACATTCATTAGGATTTAAAATTTGATGTGCCTTTTTTATTCCTGTATCAAAATCGTCTTTATTAATTTGTTCACCCAACTTATGAACTTTAGATATACCTGGATTATTACCCCAATTACAAGTAGATCTGTTGTCATCTGAGCAAGGATAAATTCCTGTACCAGATCCTATTCTTGCAAGTACGGTGTCATTTGTATAATTAACAAACATTATAAACGGCTCACCACTAAAAAGATCTGAATAACCCTTTACATCATTTTTTGCCAAATCTAATTGTTGTTGTGTAGGAGGACCATGTTTCTTTGATGGAATTGAGTTAGGTATACAGTAAGCAGTATTTATTAATGTATCATTTTTACATAAACGATTACCTGATAGAGTATAAGGAGATGTACAAGTCGGATTACATGTATATCCATCAGCAAGAGAAGATGTACACGGAGATGCAATACCATTTTGTATATCCCCAGATGCATCACAATAATTTTCTTTAGAATTTTTGTTATGTAAATGAACAAGTATAATTATTATAGTAATTAATACAATTATAGAAAAAAATCCTGTAACAAATAGAATTAAATTTTTCTTTATCATTTATTATATAACTAAATAATTATTTTATATAAAGTCTTTTATTGTATCTTGTTCATAGTAAGAAGTTGTATACGATGTTTCTGATCCTGCTACACTATCTGCTATAACACGTAAAATTTTATCAAGAGTTGGTATAGTTGAAAATATTTTATTTTGAATTTCTTGAACAGATAAACCATCTTTCAAGCCTTCTGATATGTTACTTTGGTAAACGTGTATAATAGACATTGCAGTATCTATTTTCTTTTCTGCTCGTTCAAGAGATTCTTCATACTCCGCTTTTTTCTCTTCTTCACCTCTATATGATCCGAAAAATGGATTTTTCAAGGAATCTTGTAAATCCGTAATATTTCGAAGCCAGTAGTGTTTATTAGTTGTATCAATAGATGAGTGACCAATAAATTTTGAAACAGTTTGAATATCATTTCCAGCATCCATCAGCTTTCCAACTATAGTATGCCTAAATGAATGCATATGTACTTCTACATCGGTAATATTTGCTTGTGTTGCAAGATTTTTAAGTTGAGCAGATATAGTACTATCATTTACTGGTCTTGTTACAGTTGTGTTGTTAAAAACATATATGTCAGAAATATCGTGATGTTTCATAATCGGATGTGTTTGTACATACATTATATATGATGCTATTGCTTTTTTAAGGTTAGTACTTGTAATAAATTCTCTATATTGTTTTCCTTTTTCTAAAACCTTGCATATATGTTTTGGTGTGTTATTTTCAATAATATCTGTGTATTTAAGATTACATATTGCTCCAAGACGCAAACCGATTTCTCTAAGAATCGTAATAAGAAGAAATAATCTACTATCGGAGCTAGCAACATTTAGCAATTTCGATATTTCATCGTCGTTGTAAGTTCTTCTAACGTTTGAATCGTGTTCAATCCTAAGGTTTTCTATTTTTGAAGTAAACATACTGGGAATAAGAGATCTAACTTGTACTTTGCATTGTAAAAGATGGTTAATTGTTGTTTTAAATAAAACAATCATGTTAGATACTAATTTTTTAGCATGGTGAATGTTAATTGCACTTTTAACTCTAGAGTTATCACACGGTGCTTCTTTTCCATATGCTAGTATAAGATCTTCAACCATATTAATCGTGCACATACTTATGAACCATCTAATCGGATCAACATCATTATTTCTGTCTTTATAAAGTTTAATTGTGTATTTTTCAATGTATTTCAGGCATGAAACTGTTGTATATGCTATTTTTTTATGTAATTTATCTTCATATGCTGAACTATTTTGAATTCGAGTATTATGCTGTTTCATACAATCTATCATTAATTCATCTCTCCATTTCGATTGTTTTTTAAAAACATCTACTATGCAAGCGGGAAGTAATTTGGCTGGACAAGAATCATAATATTCTTGTATTTCGTCTACCATATTATATTTTTCTAGCATATGAATATACAATTGACCAATTACAACTTTACCAGATTTCATTTTATCTAATGATTTAAGCATGTCTTTGGGAGAAATAGAGTGCATTGTTTCTATTTCATGAGGCATAAGATCTATAGCTAATCGAAAAGACTTGACAGTAACTCCTATATCTTCTGCCAAACTATCAATAAATTTACTGTGTTCTAAAAGACTATCATTATCTTCTAAAAGTTTTTTTGCATGTGGAGATCCTAAATAGTCAAGCAAATATAGTTTGTAAATTACATAAGATCTGACTATCGGTGAATATGCGTATTTTTTACATTCTTCAATTGATAAATCTGGTATTAGTTCTTCTGTTGTTATTTCAAGCAAACTACCCATGTGAGAGTCATATTCTTTTTGCGCGTAACGATGTGATTTTTGATATTCAGTATAATTGTCTTTGCAATATCTTATGAAATCTGAATACATATCACATTGTGTTGATTTATCTGTCAAAATGCTACACAAAACAGAGTAAAGTTCTTCGGGAAGTTCCATAATCGAGAAAATCTTAACGTACGTACTCATATTTTTACGTTTAAAAGATAAGCAGTATTTTAGTATATCATCTGCAGATATTTTTCCATCTTCCATGTCCTTTTTATCAAATTTTGCAAGTAAAGGCATATAGTATTGGTTAAAAATTGAGATTACTCCATGTCTTGAGAATTTTTCTTTCCACTTTAAAGAAAAATTTGTGTATTCGTCTTTATTATATTTAAGACTTTTACAATCAACTCCAAGACATTCAAGTGTATCTACATAATCTTTTCGTATTTTTCCTCCTGTAACAGCTGTACATATAAGTGTTTTTTCATCTTCTGTCACAGTTTTTATAGTATCAAATGTGTAGTTTTTGGAAAGTTCATTCCAAATATTTTTAATTACTTGATGCATTGGTTGAGGTATTTTAACTTTCATATTTTCAATAAATTCCTCCATTTATTCGGATTATTTAATTTGTTTAAATAAATAATCAATTATACAGAGAAAATAATCCCAACAGCTTCCACACAACATTTGGTTTCCCGGTGTCGAAATTAAAGATGATTTACTACCACCGTTTTCTCTCCAGTTAAATTTTACAGGTAAAGTTCTGGTATCTATCATAGATAGACCTGAGTGTTTTGAAAGTTCGAATTTTGGTAATATATCTGACCTGATATTTGTATTAATAGGTGGTATTATTTGTCTAGGAATAATAGTTAGAGCTCCCAATGCTCCTTTTGGAGGATGAACAAAAGATTGTTCTAAAAATATAGGCTTCGCACTTTTGAGATGTTCCTCATAGGACATTCCCAAATTTATACTCATTTATATTAAGATAATATAAATAATTTTTAAAAAAGTAATGCCTAATCAGGTATATCATCTGGATCAGGTAGCGTAGCATTTCCTGAAATACATGAATAAATATGCCATCCCATTATTATAAATTTCATCAAATCCGCTTTTTTAAAGCTAGGATTTTCGTAACCACTATTGTCTCCGTCTTTGATCGCTTGTTCTTGAAATTGATATGACATAAAAAATTCCCCAATATGTTGGAGTTGTCTTGGTAAAAGAACACCGCTCTCAACAGAATCTGCAAGGTTTCTTAAAAAAGAAATCAATCTTGTATCTGCATTATTCATTCCTTCCATATTTAAAAATTACTTGCGAAATCTTTAAGCAATCTAAAAAAATATCTCTTCTTTTAATAAATATGTCATTTACAATTCGTAGTGCTGAAACAGATACTGGTGCTTTTTTAGGAGGAGGAGGAGTAGGAATGACTGGTCCAACAGGACTTGATGGCGGACCGACAGGTCCAACTGGACCAATGGGATACACTGGCCCAACAGGAAACGCAGGTCCTACTGGACATACAGGGTATACAGGATATACAGGTCCGACTGGACCTACAGGTTATACAGGGTATACAGGATACACAGGTCCGACTGGATGTACTGGGTATACTGGTGACTCAGGAAGTTATGGTTGCATATATTCAATCGGAAACACAGGAAGTCGTTTCACAGAAACAGGACCAACTGGAGTTCCATATGTAGATACAACCCAAATGTCATCAAATATTATAGGATTTGATATATTTAAAAAGAATGCTATATTTGAAGCATTTTATTCCGGATCAATTACTAAAAAGCAAGTTCCTGCTGATCCTAAAGCTAATGATATAGACGTTGAAAATGGTAACTGGACTCTAGCAGGAGTTGCTTTTAAGATTAATATTGTTTTTGACAATGATCCTACTAAAATATTTGGAGAATGCGATGTTATTACTCGGTCTGACGTTCAAAATTATTTTATACATACGTACGAATATCGTTGTATTTTTCGGGTAGTTGATTATACTGCTAACGATTTAACTATTTCATGGAATTCATCATGTCTTACTAGTAGCGATGGTAAACCAAATATAAAGCAAAAATACGTGCTTGAACAAACAATAACTGTAGATAGAGCAGCAAGCAATGACTATAAAATAAATTTCTATATCTCTGATATCAAGACGCTATATGGTGCTGTATTCCCAATTTGGATTAATCGAACTATTGCTTATGTTCGTCTAATATCTTAGAATAAAAAAAATGTTTTAATATAATAAATCATGTCATTGGTAATAAGGGATGTAGAAGAGGAAAGTTATTCAAATTTAAGTTCAAATTTAAGTTCAAATATGGCTGGTGTGACAGGTCCGACAGGTCCTAAAGGAGGAAACACTGGGGCTACCGGTATAACCGGTTATACCGGTATAACCGGTTATATAGGTTATACAAATTTAGAAGTTGGGCCGACAGGGTATACAGGGTATACAGGTTATGAAGTGTTAGGTTATACTGGAGTAACAGGATATACAGGATATGTAGGATATACAGGTTATAAAGGTTATCCTGGATCAGTTATAATTAACGTTACTAAAAAATCTATAGGGTCATCAACAGTTACTACAGGTAGAGGAACAATTGAAGAATCAATAAACATGAGCAATGATGGAATTCCATTTGTGAAAGATTCTGATATGTTCGAAGTATATTATAGCGGGGCATTTAAATCAAAAGAAAAAATTAAGATGTCTCTTACAATTCTCGGTGGTAAAACAACAAAAGGTAGACAAATTAACAATTTTATTATTGGAGAAACTAATGTAGGAACAACAAATACAAATCCCGATTTGGAAACTGTATTCACTTATCGTTTGTTTTTTCGAACTTTCGGAGTCGTAAGTTCGCATCAGGGGGATCCTAATCAAGGAGTTGCGTCATTTGATTTTAGTACAATATCTGTTGCATGTTGTGAAGGTAATGTCCCTGATTTTAATATAGAATCACATTATGGTGCTTGTGCCACAAAACGTATATATTATTCTGATCAAAACAAAATTAATACTATATTTACAATACTACCAGAATCAGGTGAGGGTGACGAGTTTACAGTAACTCGTATATGTTCATTTATTCGTAAAATTAGTAGTGTATAATCTTCTAAATTCTTGGAATTTAGAAAAATAATATTTAAAAACCTGCATTATTACGTTTGTTTTGAGCATTATATGCTACACCCAAAGAATGAGCCTCTCGTTGTTGCTGGTTATTCATCGCAAAATTCGAACCGGGATAACCAGAATGTCCACCAGGACCAGGTGATGGACGCGGACCAGGTGATGGACTCGGACCAGGTGATGGACGCGGACCAGGTGATGGATGCGGGTGATGATCATGGTGATGATCATGGTGATGATCATGGTGCTTATCATGCTTAGAAAAACCACAGTTTGTTTTAATGTTTGAACCATATTGACTTCCAAAATTACCAGTTATATTCTTAATATTAGAAAGTTCATTGCGGCGTTCTACAGACTCCTCATATTGATCAGTATTTCCGTAAATATTACCTGCAATTCCATTTGCAGATAGAGTTATGTATTCCATATATCGCGGACGAGAAACATCATTCTCTACATCAATACGATCCCTAGCGCTGTTACATCCAGCACGCTTTGTGTAATAAGAGTCCTTGCAGACATGTCTTCCAGTACTATCCATGCCATTCCAGATCGGGCATACCATATTATTTGGATTCAAAAATCTATCGGACTCAATTCGAGTCGCCCAAGCTGTGTCGACCTTACAGGTCCTAAGTGCAGATTCAAGTGATACGCTTCCTGCTGCCATTTTTATTAGTTATCAAGAGAAAAAGAATTTTCTTACATTTATTTTTTAATTTTTAATTTTTAAGATAAATTATATTATTTTTATTTTATTTTGAGTTGAGGTCTAAAAATATAATAAGACTAGATTTAAATGCTTCTAGATCAAGATACTATAACTTTTGGAAAGTATAAAGGATCGATATTATCAAGAGTGCTGCGCGATCGCAACTATTGCAAATGGCTTATAGAACAAGATTGGTTCAAAAATAACTATGAATGGTTATATAATCGTGTCAAAGACTATAACCCATCTATCTATTTTATTAACTCAGAAAAACTAGAATCAAAAGATTTTATCTCGAGTTACGAGTATTTCAATTTAATACCTGTTGAAAATGTAAAGATAGATTTGACACCTCTAGACAAAACTTGTTATGAATATTATCTGAAAATAACATTAGAAATAAGAGAAAGAATTTATCAACGCCTCGAAAATGATGATGAAAATCCGTACGATATTAAAGCTCCTACGAATTGGTTAAAAAGTTTTGAAATAGAGTGTGGTATACCTAGAAATGATTTTAAGGAGTTTATGGAAGCGTATGATTTTCCTAATATTACATCTATTATAGAAAGAATAAAGAAGGAGGGGGGTATAGAGTATAAAGGAGCTCAATCCTTTAAAATAGCAAAATCTCGTTCAGAATCTCAAGAAAAGTGGTGGGAACAGTTACTTAAATCTAGGTATGGTGAGAAACTTGGAACTCAATTCAAGTATGAAAACTGTATATTTGATTTTTTAAATATTTCAACAAAAACTATTTTTGAATGTAAACTCGGTTTAAAAGATTTTGATGAAGCTCAACACATTAAATACAGATTAGCTCTTAAGGAATATCGTATAATTTATCTTATCTCTACTGACTGTGTTATAGATATGGAAAGACGTTGCGTCTACACAACAAATCCTGATAACTATCAAGTCTTAATACCTGCATTAAGAGATAATAACTGGTTATGTTCTTTAATAGAAACTTTTGACTTGGTAGAAATCGAAGATTTTTTAACTCTTTTTGGAAATTCAAGCTAAAGAGTATTTAATTATGATAAAATGGATAAGTATCGCGATCCGAGAGACGCGGTTGATATCATCGATAAGTTTAAAACTCTTCCTACTATTGGAGATGTTAAGTTGTTTGCGGATGAAATTTTTCCAGGGTGGTTTATTTCATCCATAAATGAATATTGCGCTGATTATCCATATCTAACAGATAACTGGGACACAGTATGCTCTTTGACAGGATCAAAGAAAGCTCAGATTATAATTGTTGATGATATTATAGACGATCAGGATCATACTATAATTAAAATGTTTGCAGAATGTTTTACTCTGTCTGGGTTTAATGTTAGAACAAAGAATGACTATTTTGAATGTAGTAATTGTGGAAGCGCAATCCCATCGTTCAAACTATGGGAAACTTTCAAAGAAAAAAAGTTGAATGTTCCTGAAACATGGGCTCCAACTTGCAAGAATTGTCTATAAAAGTCTTATATTCTGATATTAGAATATAAGACAAGTGTAAGTATATTAAGTACAAAAAAAATCGTATTCAGCTGGAGGACGTTTGTAATATCCCATATATTTTAATTTTTCTATTCCTACAACAGCTGCATTTTGTTGAGCTCCGATTTTTGTATTTGATTTTCCGCCAGAACAAAGATAAACCCATGTTTTTGGATCAAACTTTTTCTTATTTGTTTTTTCGGGTAATCTGTAATAAATGCTCGAAATTATTGGTCTAAATCCTTCTACATTTACGTCACCTACGGTTTCCAAGTAGGCCCAATCTCCAAGATCTTTATAAAGGTCAAATGTTTCTTTTAGTCGCGTCTTGGGATCCATTAAATCTTCGTAAGCTAAAGACATTGGTATTTCGTCAAAAATATTTGACAGAATGTCATATATAATACCGTACCCAACTCCTGGACGGTATGTCTTGTCTAACAAATATTCTGTACAACCTATAAAAGCCTCTAAAACATCTTCTAATAAATCTCTTTTGTTGTATTTTCGATAGTGTTTATTCGGCTCATCGCCATCCTCTCCAGCAGAGATAAATGGCCAAAAACCCAAGTTGTCAGCAACAGTTGAAAAAAACACTTTTGCTCCATAGTTAATACGCAAACGCGCGACTACTTTAACACCTAAAGTGCAATCGAGCTGTGGAAATCTTCTGTAAGAGTAGCAGACAATGAATTTATTGGCTGCAACATCACCAATTTGTTCAAATCGTTCATAATTTTTTTCCTTGTCTGCTGTGAATGCAGTAAATGCAATTCCATATGCTTCCATTGACTTTTCATCAGTCAAACGGTTAATGTATTTTGGTTTAAGACTGCCTTTTTCAAGCATACTTGTAATCAGCGCTTTAAAATCTTCTCCTCGAGATCCTAAATATATACTTGATGGTATGGTTGTCATGAATTATACTTTACTCATAGAAGAAAACTTTAAATTTCATTTTTTTTCATCTTGTCAATTTTAAATATCTTTACTTATATTAAAATGATACACGGTTTTGAAGATTATAGTCGTCCTATTCTTCCACCAGTGTATGTGACTACTGCACCATCTCTGTTTCAGTATATGCGTCCTCACCCAATGCCTGTTTACAAGCCGAGTTCTCCACAGGAAGGGTGCGTTCCTTACGCATGTATTCCTTATCAAAAAGACGATTGTTGCAAATTTATATAGAAAGATTTCCAAGTAAGCCTTCCAAATCATCTATTCCTCCAATAATCTCTGATACTCCTGTTCCTAAATTGCTAGAGTCAACACCACAATGTGTTATACGCCACCCACTTTTAATTGCGTCATCACAAAGATTTGTGACTACATTTTTAGTAAAGATAACGCTTCCAGTATCACATCCATCTGTAATAATAAAAAAATGATGCTCTGCTTCTTTTTCATTGCCCCACTCAGTTAAAATAGCACCAACTGCATCGTACAAAAATGTAGTTCCAAATCGAGGTAATTCTTCAGTTGAAAAGGGTTTTACTGTGTTGATAGACACAGCTCTACACAAATAGTGACGACTATCACAAAATAAGATAACTGAAAGATATATGTCTACAGATTGCTTAAATTTTTCTACAAATTTGTTAAGACCTTTAATGATACTTGTTGCATTCTTTTTCATACTATAGCTGATGTCAATAAGAACAATTATGTGTTTCATTTCAAAAGATTTACTTTTAATAGATTCCGTGTGTTTTTAAGTTTAAATCTTATTTATAGTGTTCAAGATTAATATAAAAATCATGGAAGATTTAGACGTTCGAACAGTGCTACCTATTTTACAGCAATTTGGTATAAACATAGATCAGCTCGGTCCAGAAAAACTTGAAGATTTAATGAAATTGTGTAGTAAAATTAAAAATCCATCTGAAATAACTCCAGAAATCTCTAAAAAACTTTTAGAGATAATAGGAATAAATACTAGAGGTGTTTCAAAACCAAAAATTAGAGCAACAGTTAAAATAGGTCGTAACGAATTGTGTCCTTGTGGAAAAACTGGAAAAAAATATAAAAAATGTTGCGGTTCTAATGTTGGCGATTTAAAAAGCAAATCTCCACAAGTAAATGACAATTCGATCGAACCTTAAAGAAGTGTTTGATGAATGCAAGAAAAAAGGTTTAAATGTTCAATTAGGAGAGAGTTATTGTTCTAGTATAAAAAGTTCTACTCCACATTCTGGTGGTATAGGATGGGTGAATGCAGAGGCTGAAGACGATGATAGAATAATGGAAGATATAGAAGGGGAAGGAAGTGCTGAAGTAACGTGGTGTTTTGGACCACCTGAAAAAATGAATGTAGTTGGAAATATCTTATTGAACGCATTTATCAAAAAAGGTTATATTGTAGTATGGAATACGAGTATGGGATGTCGAATTTCAGCTGTTATAGAGGAGGAGGATTTGCCACTATCTTTTCTTGAAGGATGGGCAAATGAAAGCGAAAGTGAACCTGAAGAACAAGAACCTGAAGAAGAACTCGAAGAAGAACTCGAAGAAGATAGAGTTAGCCCTGAAAAGGAAGTTGTATTTAGTAAACAAGAGGAGGAACAAGCATTAATTTTTAACAGCGATGACGAAGATGAAGACGAAGATGAAGATGAAGAAAACAATGCCTTGATAATAGATTTGGATAGCGATGAAGAAGATACTTAGTTTAAGTAAAAAGTTATCCGGTAAATATTTTAATCATAATCGCTTGAAGATATTATGATTACAAAATTAGTAAACATTTAGAAAATTTTGTTTAGACAATCAAAATGTTTACTTATTCTAAAAATGGATTTAAATCTGTTAGTTCTTGCAGGTGTAAGTGTTAGTACAAGCACTATTATATTTTTTGTATGGTATTTTTTTATGAAAAAAAATCAATTGATTTCTAATAAAAAAGAAACAACGTGTATTTGCAAAGACGGATATTGTGGATATTGTGGAGTTAAACTCTGTAAGTGTAATTGTCAAACTGCAGGTATTTGCACATGCAAAGAATTTATAGATTCTACAAAATCAAAATTTTCTAAATTTTCTAAAATTAAGAATTTTTTCTCTAAGCCTATACGTTTTCCTACTTTTATAAACATTCCACGATTTCCTGTTTTTCGCCTAATTTTACAACCTATTTTTATTCGTATTCGTCTCGCGTTCAAAAATATGAGAATAACCGAACAAACAAAAGCTGAAGCAAGTTTGTATAAACTTGCAAAATTACTCTGGGATCAAGGTAAATACTCAGAAGCGGAGCAAATTAACTCTCAAATGCTTAATGTTCGAAGGATAGTACTTTGTGATAAAAAATAAATTAAAATATACCAACTCCTGATAAACTTCTAGAATTTTGTTCATTATTAAAAATTACAAATTAATTATTCTTTATTTAAAATAAAGAATAATTTTCTTACTAATTCTTACGAATAAGATGAACAGTTGCTAGCCTTTTCCAATTAAGAATTATATTAGATAATATGAAGAGAGAATATTAATAAATTTATTTTTATAAAAATAAATTATTACAATATTTCAAAATCCAATAGGATCAACATATTCAGTATTATATCTATCCTCATGAAACTTCCAATACTCCGGACAACCAAACTTCCACCCTTTTGGTGCTCTTGGAGCTTTCCAATAAAATACACAATCCTGCCATTTGTTACTGCGAGTTGCGTTGTGAATATAAATAGAGTGATAATCTTCAGTTAATTGATCCATAAGATCACAGAAGAGTTCGTAAGTTGGTATGATAGACGCATAGTTACGATATATTTTTTCTCGATTTGATTCTATCGGCTCGCGAAGAATAAAGATTCCGTCAATATTGGTTCGAATGGCTGGTTTAATATCCATTGCGTACTGTAACGAAAGAAGATACATCATCTTCCAATGACGACCTTTCTTAAACAAAGCGTTCTGTAATGGTTTATTAAAGACTTTAGGATCATCTGTGCAATCATCAAGTATAAGAACTCCCCAAGAATTACTAAGATGTTGACGAGCTAATTTTTGACGCTTTACAAAATCTTTAATTTTCTCTTCATCGTACTCATTATACACAAATGTACTTGGCATAATTTCAGCAAAAGCATGATTTGTATCCTCAGAACCACTCATAGCCATTCCAATTGGAAAAATATGTTTCTTTGCATATAAAAGTCCAGTTATAAGAGTACTTTTTCCTGTTCCAGGCTTTCCTATTACAACAATTTTACTACCACCGTTGTATTCGGGATCGTTCATTTTTTGAGTTAGAGGAGGAATAATTTCTATATCAAGCTCTTGAATTTCAATAGTAGCCGGGCTAGTCATTTTGCATGTTACTTTGAGTTGTTTAAATACTTATTCTTTTTTATATACTTTACTTTCATTAAATTTAAATTATATTAATTGAACTCAAGGTGTTAATTTTTAGTTATTATATTCTACATTACTCTGCTTTATTACCTTAAAGCTTGATTTATCATATCGTTTGTATGAAAAATGACTGTTTTATAAATTAGTATCATAAGTCTTTTATAATTGTTTCATAACAGGATCACTCTTACTAATAAAATTTTTCAAAAATTTTATTCTTTAGGAGGCTTGTTCCAAAGATACCACTCTCGTTTTAATAATTTTGACAAAATTCTATTCGCAGTTTCTTCATCAAAACCACAAAGTTTGCTTCTATTATCTTCATCTTCAGCGTAAATTTGCGCAAAAGCAGGTTTATGTTTCATCATATCTGAAAATGTTGAGCTGACTATAACACCAATTTCGCACTCATCAATAAGATCTATAGAACCTCCTGACATTTCATAATTCTTAAGTGTTGAGCTTGAATTAGAAGAGATTTGAATATATTGCGAACATTCTTTCATATACGGAAAGCCAATAATTGGAATAAAAATTGTATAATATAACATTTCATTTTATATTTAATAATCTTTTAAAAACTCAATTTTTAAAAGATTATTAAATATAAAATGAAATGGACTTTAGATTCGAAATATGATGATGATATATTTAATTGTAATAACTACGATGATTGCCCGAAAGAGTTTGAAGGAAAAGAAAAAATAGATAAAGATGTTTTTAATTTACTTTTTGTTGGATGCTGGGGTGTTTATTGTCGAGATGATATAGAGCAAGATGGTTCAGAATATAGGCAAAAAATTGTATCAGAAGCGATGGCTGAGTATAGTAAAAAAAATCAAATTGATGTTGTTATACTAGGAGGTGATAACGTTTATCAATCTAATGATGAATCAATCAACAAAAAAGATCCAAAACCTTTAAAATATGATATAAATAAGCAATTAGACCATGGATTCATATATTGTATGAGAGACATACAAACAAATCGTTTTTTGATAGGTGTTGGAAATCATGATCTTGAAACGTGTGCAATTATAGAAAAACAGATAAAATATACACAAAATAAATGGACTTTACCTGCTCTTTCTTATAGAGTTTTATATAAAATGAGGAATTTCTATATTAACATGATTTTTATTGATACAAATATTTATAAGAAAAAATGGTGTAGGACAGATCCAACTCAAGCACAACCACCTTATCCTATACAAGCTCAATTTGAACAAGCAAAATGGTTAAAAAAACAACTTGAAAAAGGAAACACCAAAAATGCTTGGAACATTGTTATTGGTCACGATCCATTTTATACTAGATCGCATAAAGAGGATAAACTCATCAGGTCTGGATCTCAGGAGTTTTTAGAACTTATAAGAGAAAATGCTCACTCTATACATTTGTATATGTGCGCAGATGAACATAATCAACAATATGTAAGCAATTTAATTGTCAATGATAAAGGAATATTTTATAACAACGAACAATTTAACGATGGCGATAGAATAAAACTACCACCACAGATAATTGTAGGTTCTGGTGGAACAAAATTAGACAAATTAATATCTAACGAGCAGGAATTAGTAAGAGCTACTCAATTTTACCAAGCAGCTTTTGGATTTCTATCTATGTCAATTGAACAATATCATATTCACTTTCAATTTAATGGTGTTTCGAGCCCTCAAACACGTGCAATAAATTCTAATATTTTTGAAATTACTAAAAAATAAATTAAGCTTTTACTTCATATGCAATTGGTTGTTTTTTCTCACGCTTATTTGATAGAATAAGAAGTACGGCAATCGCTAAAACAAATGAAAAAGCTGCAGAAGAAGAGAATACCAATTTCCATGATATTGAACTTTTACCAGTATTTTGGTTTGCTACTTGTACCCATTGTGGATTTGCTAGATAAAGTATACCAATTGAAATAAAAAATGATACAACAAGAGTCATATATGCCATCGTTACTGTATCTTTTTTATCAATCATTTACACTAAGTAAAGATTTATATAAATATTTGTTTAATTATTTTTTTCAAAGGATGTTGAATTCTCAACTTTAATAGAAATAATTGTAATAAATATTGTAAATATTGCAGATATAATTATTGAGTATAAAAGTGCTTTCCACAGAATTAACTTTTTATTTTCGTTTATAAGGAAATCAGGTTTTATTATTTTTAAAATACAAAAAATTACCAAAAAAGTAACTATAAATAAAATTAAGGAACTTATATATACACTTGTCATTTATTGTATAATAAACTTAATTTATATTTTTGCACTATTTTTATCTTAGATAATTTAATATTTTCTTTTTAATCTAAATGTAAAAACCCAGTATACAAATGAAAAGATGTTTGAGTTGTGTGGCGAATAATACTAGATCAAAAAGACCACGTCTTTTATCTGAACAAAACTCAAAAAGTGATGAAAATACTTCTGAGTTACAGATGGTTTCTGCGAGTCATTTATATAATTATATGATGCAAGATGCCTTAGTTGACTGGCTAAAGCTTAGTAATCGCCGTGGAACTAGAAAAACAAACGTTTACACACATGCTTCTGGTTTTACAGAATTTATTATGAACAGAGGTGTAGAATTTGAAAGTGAATTGGTAAAATATATTAATATACATAGAGTTCCTGTTGTAAGTGTTTCAGAATATATAACAGACGAATCAGTACGTAAAACAAAAGATTTAATGTTTCAAGGAGTTCCTCTTATACATTCAGCTCCGGTAAGAAACTATAAAACAGGAACTCAAGGTATTATTGATCTTTTGATACGAAGTGATTTTTTGAATAAATTAGTGGACGAAGAACCTCTGACACTTGAGGAAAGTACAATTCCATCCCCAAAGTTAAATAAAAAATATCATTACGTTGTTATAGATGTCAAATTTTCAACATTACCACTAAGAGCTGATGGAAAACACCTGCTAAATTCTGGAAGTTATCCAGCTTACAAAGCTCAATGTTTAGTGTACACTGAAGCTGTTGGTTTGATACAGGGTTTTACTGCACCTCATTCATTTATTATGGGAAGAAGGTGGAGATTTAATAAAGGAGGTTTATTTAATCAAAACCAAACATGCCTTAATAGACTTGGTAAAATTTCTTACGATTCTGTTGATCTTGATTACAAACGTCGTACACGTGATGCGATTGAATGGGTAAGAGATGTTAGAGCTAATGGACACACTTGGTCTGTGAATCCTCCTTCAAGGGTTGAACTTTACCCAAATATGTGTGTTGATTCTGGAAATTGGAATGATGAAAAAGAGAAAATAGCAGATCGTATTGGAGAGATTACCAACGTATGGTATATTGGTGTAAAACAGAGAATAATAGCGATTGAAAAAGGAGTTAGTAGCTGGCGTGATAATAGATGTACAACAACAACAATGAATATGAGTGGATCTAGAGCACCCATTATAGACGCAATACTTGACATAAACCGTCAAAATGTTGATAAAATCAGACCTGCAGTAATCAAAAGTAATCTATATAATTGGAAGACAGAAACTAATGAATTATACGTAGATTTTGAAACACTAAGTGATATTTTTGCAGATTTTTCATCTCTTCCTCAACAATCAAGAACTGATATGATTTTTATGATAGGAGTAGGATGGTCTGATAAAGGCGTTTGGAATTATAAAAAATTTATTTGTTCTAAACCATCATATGAGGAAGAATATCGTATTATGAATGAATTTATTCAGTTTGTCTCAGATCGTGGCCAACCCAAAGTGTACTATTGGCACGCTGAGTCAAACTTTTGGAAAACAGCTGAGTGTAGGCAGTTTGATCTTGCTCGTGATAACAATAATCAAGAAAGAGAAAATCATATATCAGACAAATGGAAAGTTAATCAATGGAACGACCTATGCAAACTTTTTCTAGCAGAACCTATAGTAGTAAAAGATTGTTTCAAGTTCGGTCTAAAGGCAATAGCTGGTGCGATGAGAAAGCATGGTATGATATCTGCATGTATGGACAGTAAATGCAGCAGTGGGTTGAGTGCAATGATTGGAGCGTGGAAAACTTATTCCGAATCTGATAATCCAGAAAATTCGGACATAATGAAAGATATTATCAAGTATAATGAATTTGATTGTAAAGTACTTTGGGAAATATTAACTTTTCTGAGACAAAACAACACATAAAAATTAGTGTTTAATTATTATTTCCATGTAAAATAATAATTAATCTTTGTTTACACTTAAGATATATGAATTTAAAGATTTTTGTTACATAATAAAATGCAAAGAGAAGATTATATAATTTTAAAAAATAAAGATAGTCACAACGGAGATTACATGTTTACTCCCAATAAAAGTATTTCTCAACTAAAAACTATATGTGATTACACTCTTGATTCATTGGGGTTTAATACGATTGGGTATTTTAAGAAAGAACTATTGGAAAAAGATACCTTTTCCAATTTATCTAATACAGATTTGTACATTAGACAAGATCGTATTGGTAAAATAATAAAGCAAAAGAAGGACTATTTATCTGAAAAAAACCCATTAGATATCACGTTTGTGATTACTACATGCAAAAGACTTCAATTTTTTATTGAAACGATGGATAAATTAATATTTCATTGCCAAGATTTATTTTTGATAAAAAGATGGGTTTGTGTTGACGATAATTCATCAGATGAAGACAGAGAAATAATGAAAAAGGAGTATCCATTCTTTGAGTTTATTATGAAAACACCAGAACAAAGAGGACATGCTAAAAGTTTAAATATGGTTCTTGATACAATCAAAACAAAGTATGTTTTCTTTTTTGAAGATGATTGGAGATGTAATATGAATTTCTCTATACTTCCATATCTTGAATTTTTAGAAACATTTGATACAGACCAAATAATATTTCATGGTCGAGATGAAAAGGATGGTCATCAGAAACTTGCAATGTTAAATAACAAAGACATATATAAGTATTGTTATAACCCAAATCATCCATCTAAAAAAGTAACAAAACTTTGTCAATATTACGAACAATTTGAGAAAGAATTTAATTGTAAAAGTGATAATGTTGGATATTTTTACCCTGGATTTAGCCTAAATCCATCTATTTTTAATATAGAAAAAATACGTAAGAATAATTTGTATTTTTCAGAAGATCTAGAAAATAAAAATAGTTTTGAAATCAGATTCGCTTTTGAATGTCTAAATATAGGTTTTAAAACATCTTTCTCTAATATACTTATATGTCATATTGGGCATATTTCTTCTTATATTCTAAATAATACTTCAAGATGTTTTGACATATATTCTTATAACAAGAAAGGGGTTGATTATAATTTTGTAGAGTGCGGTTCAAATCCAGAATGGTTTGTTCATAATTTTCCGACTTGGGAAGAAGAAACTTTTAATGTTTTTGAAACTGTTAAAAACAAAGATAAAATTGCTATAGACATTGGAGGTTGGATAGGTGCAACTTCTATATGGCTATGCCATAATTTTAAGCATGTAATAGTTTTTGAAGCTGGTGATTTGTCAAGAAAAAGTCTTCAATTAAATTGTGAAGCTTCACATTGCAGTAATTATACTTTAATAAACGAACCAATATCAAATGTTTCTTTTTCAAAAATTATTACAGATAATAAAGATATAAGTTTTATTAAAATAAACATAGAAGGAGAAGAAGAAAATATAATTAAAGATGTACTGACATTTTCTTCAAAAAATAAAATTCCTGTATATATTTCTTTCTATGTGGATTTGTGGGAGGATAAAAATATCAAGAGATTTAATGACTTATTCGATCTGTTAAGAATTAAGTATAAAAATAATATAATAAATTTAGAAAAATTCTATAATATGTTGAATGAAAATCAACAAGAAAGCTTTTTATTTTGTTAAAAAGTCGGGTTGTAAGTTTTTAAATAAATTTGAATTTGTAATTCTTTGTAAAAGAAAAGGTAAGAATTATGAAACACGGAGGAGAGAATAATTGTAATATTGAAAAAAAAGTAGATGAGATCAAGAATAATACATCAGAACCATCGCGATCAAAATCTATAAAGAGCTACACCGCAAAAGAGATTGATATGATTAATGCTGCTTATGGTACTGATTATAAATATAATGATAAATTAAATTAAATTATAGATTATCCAAAAACAACACCGTTTGTTGGTGTTGTTTTCACAGTAATTATATACTTATTTTATGTTTATCTAGAGTTTTGTTAGCATCCAATCGATCAATACGCTTTTAGTTTTTTGAGAAGAAAAACCTGATAGAGATTTATCTCGACAAATGTCTTTTAATGCGTTGATTGTCTTAGCTGATAGCTCAACTTTTGTAAGTTTTACATCAATTGTTTTTATTGGTGAACTAATCTTTGTGTCAATTTCAGCTTGCTTCATTGTCATCTTGTCATTTTGTTTTACTTGTGAACTAATCTTTGTCTTAACGTCTGCTTTCTTCACTATCGTCTTGACAATTGGTTTCATTGGTGAACTAATCTTTGTGTCAACTTCAGCTTTCTTCACTATCGTCTTGAAAATTGGTTTCACTGGTGAACTAATCTTTGTGTCAACTTCAGCTTGTTTAATTGGCGTCTTGACAATTGGTCTTACTGCTTGTTTCATGGTACTTTTGACAATAGATTTTTTCGGTTCTTTTGTTTCAAACTTGATCTTGGATTCAGTTTGTGGTTCTACAGAAATATTCATCATTTTTTCTAACTCATCTATACGAGCCAAAAGAGCAGATGTATTTTCTGAGTTATTTTTAAGTACATTCGCATTATACTTCTTGACTAGAACATTATACTTGAGTTTATATTCTTTAAGTTCGGTGTCTTTCTTCTGGTATAATTCATCAGAAATACTACTTTCCTTCATAATTCTAAGTTCTTCAGAAATTGAAATTATACGTTTCTCTAATTTTTTCTTCTCTTCTTCCAATAAAGAAATTTCATAAGTTGCATTTGAAATATTTTTTCTAACAATTTGAAGACTCTTATCACGATCTTCGACAGTTGTTTCTAATTCTACTATCTTCTCCAGAAGAGAATCAATTTTTTCTTGAAGTTCTTTATTCTCTTTTGAAATCTGTGTTAGTTTTGTCTTATCTACACGCTGTTCAACCAAAACGTCCATTCTCTTCTTTGCATCTTCCTTATTCTCCTTGAGTTTTCCAATGTTTGTAATAGCATTGACTCGTAATCTCTGAGCATAATCTAATGCTACATCGTGTACTTTGGCGAAAAACTTTCCTACTTGTTCAGTTCTTGGCTTTCGAGACACAATACATAAAGTATTGAAACATACTCTGGTCATAATTATGATTTTCTTATTATGACCTGATCCTCCAAGATTTTTATCAGTTTTTTCTGTAGAAAGCAGCCGGCCCCTATAGGGGCCGGCTGCTTTCTGTACTTTCCAATCTACATTTTCCTCAAAATGCGAACCATTTAAAAATGTTCTAAGTTTTTTATAATTATCTTTATTACTATATCCTAAGAAATCTCCGACATCGCTCATATAATACCTAAATTTTGGATCACCTGTTTTGTTATCAAAGAACATCTTGATAAAATTCGGTTCGATTGTATTATCTTGCAAAATTCGTGTAAAATCGTCTTCATCAAATTCAAAGCTATAATCAGTTATAAGTTCTTTGGCTAGATCTCTGATAATTTTGGAGTACTTGATCGCAATGTCTTCAATGTCTTGTTGTGTTGAAGTCCTCTTTACTGAAATTTTAATCATTCTATTGTTGTATGCCTCAATAACAGACTGCCTCAACTTTTCGTTTTCAGGAGTGTACGATGCATGTTCGTCCTCGTCTATCTCGACAACAATCGATGGTATATCTCCGTTAAAATTGTTCTTTAGCTCAAGAATAAAGTCGGCTTGATAATTTAATATATTCTTTTGGTGCTTAAACACTAAGAGGTCAGACAAGAGTGTGAATAGATGAAATCCTAGTTCAAATTCAAACTTTTTGATAGGTCTTTCTGTAATATCTTGATTATCGGGAAATATGTATCGTTGAGCGACGTATGTTTCAAAGAACTTTGGTTTCAAGTCCTTTAGATGCAATAAATTTTCTTCGTTCAGCAAAACATAGATGTGTTCAGAAGTATCTCCTTTAACATACGCAAATACACTTGAAATTTCTTCACATTTAAAGTGAGTTTTCCAATCTGTACGCAATATTCCATAGCTCTTTTTCTTAGAATGAGAAATGGATGTGATTTCAAATATAGAAAACTTACACACACGCGAAAAACCTTCAATTACTATTCCAAATATCTCTCCTATATCTGATATTGTTGTGAGACTTGCATAATTAGTAACAAGATCGATATCAAACTCATCATCATTGCTCATACTGTAAATTAAATTATGAGAGTTATAATTTAATTTCAATTTACTTAAAAAATACCTTTAACTGCTCGATTGAAAGCTTCTACTCTGCAAATTCCAAGTACAGGAATAACAAATAATCTTAATGTGTGATCCGGAATTAATGTGATAATACCTAAACCAATTAAAAGACCAATGCTGCTTCCTATTGTATTTACAACAGATATTTTTGAGTATATTTCACCAATATTTTCATTAGTCGCCAATGCTTGTATGCATTTAGCATTAATAGCTCCAAAACCAATAAAAGAAATATTGATTAAAATATTTGAACATCCTGCTATAGGTAAGAAATATTCAGGTAAGATAGGAGTAAAACAAAGAGAAGCATAGGCAAATTGTTGCAAAATGTTTGAATAAAAAAGAAATTTTTTAGGATCTTTGTCAGATTGTTTTCCCATTTTTGAAATATATGCAAGTCCTCCAATCTGGCCTATAATGTCTTTTCCTATGTAATTTGCTGTTCTAATCGATTCACTATCAGTACCGATAGCATGGAGCATACTGTGAGTAGACATTGCACTTTCAGCTGACACTAGAACATTTGAAATAAATGACCATCCAACATATTCAATGTATTTTGGATGCACAACGCCAGCAGGAAAAAAAAGAGCACGAACACTGTTCATTTTTGATAAATTTTTGATAGTTGATATAATAACTCAAATTAAAAATTTCAATCATTTTATTGTAAACATGTAAAGATGGTTAGTTTATTAATAGATTTTGATAAAATTATTAAACCAAACAAACTTGATCTACTAGAAAGTCATATTTTAAAACCTCCAGAAACTAAATTTATGATAGGTCTTGTTGTTGTTATTAGCCAAAAACAATATGATGCTTTGCAGTCTCTTCCTAGAGGACATAAGAGAGTGCAATACATAAATTCTTACGAATTTGTTAAGAGTATTTCTGGTCATTCATACATTATTTATGATGAAAAGAAAAAAATATGCGAAATTATAGGAACGGAAGGTTCTTTGTTGTTAAAAGTGATAGAAACTACACTTTTTAATATTCCGAATGATGTTACATTATGCGTGCGGATTGATCTTGACAGCCCATCTAGAAATAAATTGATAAAAGAATATACGGAAGCAGGATTTAAAGAGCCTTATATAAGCAAAACAAGTCCCATTGGTTTTATTTTTCCCAATTTTGGTTTGTGTCTTCTTCGTGAAAATAATATAGTAAATAATGAAGCTGCAAATGATGTTAAATACGTATTAGACCAGTTACCAAATAAAAAAGGTAGTCTTTGTTCTTTAAAAGCTCGTTTAAGCGATGATGCAATTAAGTATTTACGACATATTTCAAAAATGGGTTCTACTCTGAATAGAAATGGAATTATTACACAAAAAGAGGTTGCTGGTCGAATTGTCACTGGAAAAATTACTGATGATTTGACATATTATCTTGAAATTGACAAAAGCAGTATTGTGCATGGTGAAGAAGAAGGAGTAAAAATTATAGGTGGTCTTTATAATTTTCATTCACATCCTGCTGAAGCATACGATCGAAATAGTGTAAAATTTGCTTGGCCGTCTGCTCAAGACTATTTAGGTTTTATGAGTTCAAGTGTCGAATACAATACAATCTTACATATAGTTGCGACTTTGGAAGGATTTTATGTAATATCTTTACATCCTGAGTGTCCTGAAAAGAAAGAGATGAATAAAGAAATGGTTTCGTTTATCTTGAAAAATTATGAACTTGGATATAAAAAAGGCGAAGGTCACACACCAGAATCCTATATAAATTATGTGAATAATATACAATACGAAGGTAATCCTATATTTCTTGTCCAATATATAAATTGGTCAAATTCAAAATCTTTTTTTATAGTTCCATATTATAGGACTGGTATTAATTGTTTTGCTAGACAATCAACAACAGAGCATGTAAAAAAGATTACTTAAAAATTTACAACTTATAACATCACTTTTTTACTGAGAAAAAATGTATTGTGATAAAACCATTTTACCGGAATTTCCTAAAGATTTATCTATGATAAAAGTGTTTGATGTATAAACTTATAAATTAAATTAAAAGTAAAAATTTATTAATAAATTTCTACATATAAAATATGAATATCTTTTCATCTGTAGTTATTTGGACAGGTGAAATATTATCATTTGTAATAGAGTTTAGTGAGATATTTTTGCTAAAATTTTTCGGTGTCAACGCAGAAACAGATTCTATTGTTGAAACAACAGAACAACAAGAAGAATCATTTGAAATGGTTTGAGAACAAAAATAATTAATTGAAATTATAGTTTTGAGAATTTTGGTTAAACGATTTTAGAATATTAATTTGAATTTAATCAAGAAAAATGCACAACATATTAAAGATAATGGAATGCTTTATTTGTACAGAATCTAATCCAGAAATTATACATCTTGGTTGTTGTTCAAGTTTTGCACATGTAGACTGTATGGCAAAGTTTATAAGAATATCTGGTTTTTTTAGGAGAGAATGTCCAACTTGTAAGCAAAAACTTACGGGTCGAATGCTTCATTATTTAAATGGTTACTTTACAGGTGAAGGTGAACTTGTGTGTAATATTCAGGAACTTGTAAAAGAATTACTTGTTCATAAAATTCCTATAATTAAACTTCCTATTAATGACCAGATATGTTTTCGTATTTATACTAAACATTTAGTCTTAAGTATTTTAGCTTGTAAACCAAAGAATACAGGTGAAGATTATTTTTTTGAAACATCATTTTATTGATATAAATGAACACATATTAATTTCTAATATCAAACAATTTAGTAAAAATAAAATATATGATCTTATTCATTATATTCTAAATATTAATGTTTATTAGATTTAGATAATTAAAATTTGTAAAAAATAAGATTTTTTTTCTCGTTATAAAATAAAATGTACGGAAAATATTCAGTTTTTAATATGATGAAACTGTACCGTGACAATAAACCTGTCATTCATGCTTACTTAAAAGGACAGTCTGTCGAAGGTTTTAGTAAGAATAAAGATCATGACGATGACGATGATGTAGAATCTACAGGAGCTTTTGCTGCTTTTGGAGGTATTGCGGTCTTCTTGGTTATTATGGCTATTAGTATGGCTATATGGATTTGGGCTTTAGTTTGGACTATGCAATACTGGAAAGTTCTACCAGGTTGGGCTCAAGCTTTGGCTGTTATAGGCTTGCTAGGTTTTGTTGGAGGTCCAATCATGACTCTTATAGTTGTATATATAGGAAAAAATTCAAATGGTATTGAAAACAGTTCTAAATTCAAATTTGGTCGATGTGGCTCTTGATAAATTCATACTTTCGCAAAAAACTTAAAAAATTGATTAATTTCTTTGTATTATAATAAATGGTACAATATAAAAAACCTATAAGCGAATCTAATAAATTGATGATTAGTTTGTGGTCAGGTTTACTTTTCTTTATAATAGCAACTCCTTTTATGTTTAAACTTACTGGAGGTATCTTATCGTCGGCTGGCCTAGAAATTGAGAAAGATGGATGTCCAAACTTGTTGGGAGTTGGAATACACGCTGTTGTTTTCGCTATACTTGTCAGATTAATGATGTTAATTTCTGTGTGAATAACTAATTTTATACTAAAATTTTAGCATTTTATTTTTAAAAAATCTTTATATCTCAAATCTTCCAAAGAAGCTCCTAATAAAAGACCATACAAGAAAAAAATAACTGGGTTAAAATAAAATCGTCCAAATATTACCACAATAGTAATAATTAAGGCAATAAGTAAGCATAACACCCAATGGTGAATATGAATACAATTTTTTTCACCAAAGTAAAAAATCATATTAAAACCTATTTTTGGATTACCGCCTTCCTTTGCTGCGCCAAAAATATAGAATAATGTAAACCCAACTATTAGTCCAATTATAAAACTTGTAACATTCTTAATACGCATTTATTATTAAACAAATAAATTATAATTCATCTTTTTCAATATTAGCATTTCTTCTTCTGGATATTCTTCACTTTCAATGTCAAATAAATCAGTCTCATAAAATTTACAAGCTAATTCGACAGCTGAATGAAGAGAACAACCAGTGCGGTTCTGATAAATTTGAGCAGCCCACATTGTAATACATTTTTCAGCTTCAAAGTTATCGCACATATTCATGACTTTATTACTTACTGTGCATTTATTTATTCCATTCCATACTTTGTGTATGGGAGAGGATATACCAAACATCTCACTTTCTAAAGCTTGCCGAGCTGTCCATCTCTGTTGTGGACATGCAATGAGTAACCCTTTAACCATAGTTCCTAATGGTCCAACCCTAAATTTAGATACTTGCCTAAAAAGAAATTCTAGTGCCTCTTTGTCTTTTTGAGCTGTTAGTTGTTTTCCAGTAAAAAGTTCGTAAAAAACAACTCCTACAGACCAAGCGTCTGCTGGAAATCCATATGGCTTTTTTGCGACAACTTCTGGTGCGCGATACGTTACGGTTGCAATCTTTCCAGTATGAGTACCTTTTGTACAAATTCCTGTAAAAACTTTAGATAATGTAAAATCTGCCAGAACCGCATTCATCTTTTCGTCAAGAAGAATATTTTCAGGTTTGATATCACGATGAATTATACCATTTTCGTGTAGAAAAATTACAGCTTCTAAAAGTTGAGTTGCGATTCGACGTCTATCATAAAAACTTAACATTTTTAATTTCAAAGCATCATATAGATCAAGGTTATACTTTTTCATAATTACACCAAAAGTTTGATCATCGTCGTCAAGAACAATCATGTCTTCTATATTCATTATACCAACGCCACTTCCTTTTACGATTTGTAATATTGAAATCTCTCTAAGAGCTCCAAGATCCAAATCAGAACATGATCTTTCATACTTTTTAAATGCAAAAATTTCTCCATCGTCTCGTTTAACAGAATAAACTGTTCCAAATGTACCAGAACCCAATTTTTCTCCTTCTTCATAAATTCTTCCTGAGGTAGACTGCATTTCTCTTTTATCAGATAAATGTTTGCTTAAATTTCAATTTTTCTTTAGGATCGTATTTAAAATTGTAGAAAGTTTGAAAATAATAAAAAAAAGTTCCTACAATTTGAATCCATAAAGATAAAGTAACAACCGCAACTTTACTCATTGTTAAATTAGTATCTGTAATAGCAATTCCGCTACTAGATTCATACAAAATTATATGAATCAAGCCCCGTAAAGGAGCTTCTAAACCATGTGTAGCTCCATGGTAAGAAGTAAATCGAGGCTAGAAAACTAATCTCCAAAGGAGATCTAGTATTTTTTAGGGTTTGCGAAAAGATTTGGTTATCATCCTGTCACTACGCCCTTAACCACTATCGGCTACGCCTCGCCGTAATATACTTCTTACTTTATAAGTAAAACTCTTTAATTCAATTTGTTTCAAAAAATTAGTAATACAATATAATCAAAAACAATTTTCTTATTAAAAAATTACAAATTAATTATTCTTTATTTTAAATAAAGAATAATATTCTTACTAATTCTTGCGAACAAGATCAACAGTTGCTAGCCTTCTACAACCGATACTTTTGGATAAAGAGGAATATTTATTGAAATTACTTTAACATTGAAAGAAAATTGTGTCAACCATATCAATCCTATAAAACTAACTACACACAAAAATATGTAAAATATATATAAATAAAAGTTCTCTTGATCTAATCATTTATTATATAATAATATTTGAAAATTAATTAAGTAAAAAGTATTTTTAAGTGTATTTTATATTGTATCGCCAAAATCATTATCATTTGGTTCTAAATCAAAGTCTCTTGTTTCCTTTAGTCGATTTATATTATCTTCTTTCCGTTTCCTAGTAGAAAAATCATATTTCTCTCGATTATTCGGGTTTTTAGAAAGATAAAAGTAAAGATGTATTATCACAAGAAATATTAATATAATTATCAGAGGAGAAATAGTATTTGGAATTTCTTTGTTAGTTAAAATGATATATACCAAATATCCAAGAAATAAACAAACAACAATATGTAAAATAAATACATATTTTCTATGATCCATTATTTATTAAATGGCAAGAGAATACTCAAAAAAATTATCTATCTTTTTTGATAACTTTTCTATTTGTATTCTAACATAACTAAAAAGTAAAGTATGAATTAATCTTTCTTTTTCAGTTACTCTCATAATACAACTATTTTTCTTCCAACGTTACCTGTATGTCTCAAATATTTTTCTATCTCAGAAGAATTCATAAAAAGTTTTTTATTATAAATTTGATATATTATTTTAATAGAAAATAATATAAAATCAATTGTTTACTTGTTCTTAGATTTATGAGTTCCATAATTTACTGAACCATTTGTAGTTGTTTGAACCGGCGTTGAATTTGTACTTGTTGAATTTGTAGGTGTGGAATTTGTAGGCGTTTGAACCGATGTTGAATTTGTAGGTGTTGAATTTGTACTTGTTGAATTTGTACTTGTTGAATTTGTACTTGTTGAATTTGTAGGTGTTTGAACCGGTGTGGAATTTGTAGGACTTACATCGGTAGCACTTTGGACAGATGATGGATTTGGAGTAGATGAAAAGAATTGACAAAATTGATTAAATAAAGACGACATTTTATATTAAAAAATTATCTTTATAAGTTTGATTTAGAATAATAAATTTTGAAATAAAATTAGTTTGTTTATTTTCCGGTATAGAAAAACTTACTAAAAATTTTGAAAATAATGTGTATCTATCACTTCATTATTTAAGTTTATATTGGTTTAAATAATTCACACCGTACAAATATAATGACTATTATAAGTCACGTAAACTATGAAATTCCAAATTTATATTCATCATGTAGATATGATACAAATTGTCTTCACTTTGCTAAACTTTTTAGAGGGAATAAACCTATTGGAAACTGGATGCCTAATTCAACGCATATGCACGCTGAGCATAACGCGCTTCGAGCCTTGCGAAACCAAAAAAAAAGAAAAAATAATCAGCTCACCATGGTCGTGTTAAGATTTGATAGATCTCTTGAAAATCTTCTTATGTCAAGACCTTGTTCTAGATGTGTTGAGCTATTACAAAATAATTGCATTCGCACAGTTGTTTACAGTAACAATTTAGGTGCTTTGGTAAAGGAAAATACTAACCAAATAATGCATAAACCGAGCAGTATGGCATGTAACATTCCTATACATGGAAGAGTCGTTTCTTTCTCTCAATTTAAATATATGCCTCCAAGAACACCCATTTGTTATTAATAAGACTTTCTAATGAGTTTAATCTCGGTTTTACTTTACCCAGCAACAAAAACAAGATAACGATCATCTGTATTGTCAAAACACATACTTATTGTTGACGTTTCATCTAATAACTTTGTATCCTCGTCGTATATCTTAACTACTGAAAAAGTTGGATTGCCATACCATTGGTTATTTTTTGTTAAAACCATTTTACAAAGCTCACCTATCGTTGTATTCTCTTGAACATCAAAACAAAACGGATATGATTCGTGCGGAGATAATGACCATCTTAAAAATATAAGCATTCTTTATTAAATATCTCATTTCTCTAAGTTAATAAATAACACCAAAATGGTGTTATTTAGATAAATGTAGTCAATTAAAAATCATCAAAATAGTGTCTTTCATAATTAAGATACAAGTTACTACCTCTAGGTATTTTTAGGTGAATTGTATTATCATTTATATCTGTTGGTGTTGAAAGTTCAGGTGTAGATGGTGTATTAGGTTCATCAACTTCAAAAAAATTGACATATATGCTTTTTCTTCTTTGAGATAAAGTAGGAGTTATAGGAAGCGGTTCTATAATGTCGGAAGAAGTATCGTATGGTGTCATTACAAGTTCATAAATAGAACTTAGATTGTTATTTTTTTCTGTATTAGATTCTTTTTTACTACGTTCTATCATTTCACAATTATTCTTTGATTTTCTATTACAACAACAGTCCATTTATATATTTATATAAATATATTTTAAAATATTAATTTTATAAGTAATATTAAAGATGTTTGCGGCATATAGGGCATGATATTTGTCGAAATCTAACTATTTTAAGTACACATTCTTCACAAGTAACGTGTGTTGTATGACAAGGCCATTTCAAGACATCTTTTTCTTCTAAACAAACTACACATTCTTGCTTTTGAGTTGACAGTATAAACTCCGCAGGAACAGTAAATGGATAATGTGATTCATCTTCAGAGCTCTCGTCATTATCATAATTATATATATCATAATCATCATAATAATTATATATATTTTCATAATATATATCATCGTAATTATATATTATATTTTCATACATTAATATATCGTCTAATATATTATCTTCTCTTTGTATTTCTTCTGTTTCTGGATAAGAAAGCAATTCAATTCCTAAAAATACGGGCCTCGGATTTTGAATGCATTCATCAATTTCATTATAGATCTGAAAATCTTTTTGATATCTTGACAAATGTCTATCTTTTTCAAATAATATTCCATGCCTTAGTATTCCAACTCGCCTAGTCTTTTCTGATTTTAATCCAAGATCTTCAATTTGGTAACATATATTTTCAATATATTCGAATCTTTCTATATGTTCGTCTGTTAGAACTGTGCTTGTTGCTTCCAACTCATATTTGTACATTCGCATAATATCGCGATATTCTAGCGTTTTACGCGCTAAATATCCAAATCCTTTGTCAATATTATTATTTTTTAAATTTATGGCTTCCTCTCGCCATTGTAAAGCTCTGTTTTCAGAGTTTGTACATATTATTGATGGTTTTGGAGCAACAAGCAAATTTCCAGTTCCATATTCCCAAATATCAGGGTGATGGCAACAGATCATATCGAGACATGGATCAAAAAATAAAAACGAGGAGAAACACGGATGAATTATAGCTCCGTATATTTCACGGTTTCTGCGTCGATCTCGAAGTGTTTGAAAGAAAGCACATTGAATATCAAAATTTATGTATGACATGTTATCGCTAATTTAAATAGAAACACTTCTGAAAAAACAATTTTATTTATTCCTTAAACGCGAAACTTTTTCCACAACCACATTTACTCTGTATGTTATCATTTGTAAATTCAAATTTTGATCCCATAATATCATTTACGTAATCAACTTTGACACCTATTAAATACATTATGCTTTTACCGCATAAATATATACTATAATCATCTATTTTATATTCTTCATCCAGTTTGTTTGGTTTTACGTCAGTTTCCAAGATCTTGAAATTATAAGAAAATCCATTGCATCCAGATCCTTTTACATATAAAAGTATATTTTTTCTACTTTCTTTACCTAACATTTCGCATATTTTATTTTTCGCAGATTGAGATACCGTAATCATTTTCTTTAATATAAAGATATATTTTACTCAATATACATTTAAAATTAATCATAATCAGTAGATTATGATTAAATCTAATTAATATATGTTTACAGAAATATCTCAATTATTTTAATAACTTAAAAGCTCTAAGTTCTTCTTTAGCTTTCGGTTCTTGTTTTGTCATATTACCTTCCCATACTAGAACAAATACCTTTACATCTGCTCGTTTTAATCCTTCTTTCATATAATTATACGCGCTACTAATTGCATCCTTAATATCGTCAAACCTATTACTAAAGACTCCGCCTCCTAAAAGCATTAAATAAATATTGCAATTGCCACGCAAAATAGCAAGACGAAATGATCCAACATATTGAGCAAATAAGGTTAGGTTTGCTATTCTTCTAACAGTTGGATGATCAGAATTTCCATAATAAGGAGCATATCGATCATAATAAGGAGATTTCGGATCAGGATCACTTTGAATAGGAACAGCTGAACCGTATATAAGATCAACTGTGTGATCTGCATAAAAAAATTCTCTCTGCCCACCTGACATAAGACCTCTAACAGGAACATCTCTTACACCCAATACAGTCATTTGAGATATCTTATTTTCAAATTCTGATATATTAGCATCATCTTTTACTTGTAGATAACCATTTTTTAAAGTAATACCTGGTATATCACCCATTAACCTTACATTATTTATACCGCTATCATGATCAAATAGTTCTGTATCATTATTAGCAGCATTGTCAATTATAAATTGAGCAACACCTGGGTCTGCAGCTAATTGACCAGCTGGACCTCCTGTTCTATCTGACATATAAGATTGTAATTTAGTCACAATGAAGTCTGGACTAGGATATTCGGCTCCGTTTAATTGAGAAGGAAGAACGAAAACCTTTTGCCTATTATCACTTGCTTTTATCTGTATGAGGTCTTGAATTGAACCTAATATTACTGTAATTTCAGAAAATGGAAAATCATCTACTCTTTTATTTACAAACGCAGAAACTGGACACATGCATTTAGTGATCATAACGCTAGCTATTTTGTCTTGTTTTCCATTAAATCTACTAGTAATTTTCATTGTTTTTGGGTCGAAATCATAAGATCCTGTGTTTTGTACACCTTTATCAGATTTTAAACTCCAGTCTCCTTTGTAATCATCATTTTCGCATGGCCAATTGAATACAACATTATGAGGATTACTCTTATTTAAAGCAAGTTTCAACGCTGTATCTTCTTTTTCTTTTTGTTTGTGTTCATCAATAGCAATTTTTGCTTTCCTTTCTATTTCTTTCTTTTCCCAATCCTCCTTTTGTACTCTTTCTCGTATTTGTTGTGCAATAAACTCATCATGTAATTGTTGCGCAATTAACTTATCATTTAATTCTTGATCCTTTTTTTCTGCATCCAAACGCCGTTGTTTATCAAAATTTTCTTTTAACATTCTCATTCTGTATAATTCTTTTTCTTGATCATCCTTAATTTTAGCATCTTGTTTTTCCCTCCACAATTTGTTGTTAACTTCTTCTTTTGGATGTTCCCACTGTGTATGACCTGTAGCAACATTTTTGTAATAGATATTATTACACTTAGTACTAAAGTGTATTTCCCACCCCATTGGTAAAGTTTCATCATCATCTTCAGGTGGTTCTTCCCATTGTTTAAAACCATCAGAAATGCGTTCATAATAAAATTTATCTTTAGAACGGCTACGGTGTTTTTCCCAATTATTTAATATTTTCTCATCTAAACCTTGAGGTATTCCCCATTGACTTTTTCCAGTCTCTAGATTTACATAATATTTTCTCCCATTAAAACGGTTACTTTTTTTTTCTTTCCAACAATTAGCATTAAACATTTATTTATTATACAAATAGAAAAATGAATTTTTTACAAAATAAAAGTAAAATAAACTAGAAATGAACATATTCTTTTTGAGTTTAATACCAAGCACATGTGCTCAAATGCATGTTGATAAACACGTTATCAAAATGATTTTAGAAACAACTCAACTTCTTTGTTCAGCGCATTACATGGTAAAAAGTGAATATATACCGTGTTACAAACTTACTCATAAAAATCATCCATCCGCTATATGGACAAGAAAGTCAAAAGGAAATTATGAATGGTTATGTAAACTTGGTCAAGAGCTTTGTAAAGAATATACATATAGATATGGAAAAATACACAAATGTCAACCTTATATAGAAGAGTTATCTAATAACGTTCCTGATTTACCTGATCTAGGCTTTACAAAACCTGCTCTAGCTATGCCAGAAATGTATAAAGATGATAATGTTATAGATGCGTATCAAACTTACTATTTCTTTGGTAAAGAACGTATGCTTTCATGGAAAGGAAAAATTGCAGGACGCCAAACTCCTGAATGGATTACTGAAATGCATAATTTGTTTATATCATAAAAATTGAGGTAATACACATTTAGATATAACTTATTTTCGCATAATTTATACAAATGATAAATTATGCACGATCTGGGATTCGAACCCAGGAAGCCGAAGCAAACGGTCTTAAGCCGTTCCGTTTTAACCACTCACGCAATCGTGCTTATTATATAATAATGCTATCTCTTTAAATTATTTTAAGAAGACTCCGAAATGTTTTGCGAGTATTTCCATATAAATCCACCAGCTGTTTTATTTCTTCCAGCTAATACAAGTCCAATATTATTTTTTTTAACTGTAGATGTACGACCTGCTTCTGCTATACTTTTATACTCTTTTATGAAGACTCCATCTTTTGTATACTGTGCAACTGGCTTTCCTACTGCTCTTGTCATACTTTCTCTATGTTTTTCAATATCAACCTTATTGTTTTCATTTTGTGAGTAATATTTTTTTAATCCGTCACTAATTTTTTTCTTGGTATCTTCTGAAAGTTTATTTTCTTTATGAGCAATGCTACCTACACGTTTCTCTTTAAGAGCTGTTTGAAATTTTATAGAATTTTTCACAGATTCTGATATATTTACTTTTTTCATTGATTCTTTTAATTTTTCACTGTATGTTTTAAAAAAATTCGGATTTTCTTTCCAAAATCTATTACATGATTTTTTGATTTTTTCGATCGTTTCAGGTGTATGTTTGTATCCAACAAATCCGTCACCTAATTGTCCACCTGATAGAATATTATAGCCATTCGGAATTTGACAATTATATTTTTTGATATACTCGCGTTCATATTTCAATAAATCATCATCAAAACAGATTATCAGGATTTCAAACTTAAAATTCTCAAGTCCATGTTTTATCATTGAAGCTTTTAGTACAGGACATCCTTCTTTATAGTTAATGCAATTACGATGTTTTCTCCACCTATTTTCATAATTATGTTGTATTGTTGAGCCTATATATAATTTTTTAGTTACTATGTTTGTAATTTTATAAATATATCCCATTTTTACTACTTATTTAAGTAAATTTGAATTTATTCCAATTTTATATTTTATTCTTAATGATAGCAAGATTTCGTAGGTTCGTCGAACCCGACTTGCGAATATCTTTATTTGTAAAATTTATTTTACAAATGTTTAATATAAATGACTGAAGTAGATAAATTTGGTTTGGTTAACACTTTATCAGGAAAAAGTAAAAAAGCTTTTTTTACATATATAGATGGATCACCTTTACCTAGAGGTTATGTAAGAGTTACCATTATTCTTACCAATTAGTAAGAATAACGAGATTATTTTTTAAACTTAAACTATTTAAAAACAAAATTCTTGTTAATAAGTAAATTAAATGACTGATGAATACATCACCAGTACAAAAGCAAGAGAAATGCTTAAAATTACATCTGAAACACTTCGTACCTGG